GCTTTAGGGCACTATCACGGTTTTAAAGCAATTTCAAAAAAAGCCTTTTTAACTGGAATTACAGGTCAGGATGGAAGTTACCTTGCTGAACTTCTTCTTGAGAAGGGATATATTGTGCATGCGATTATTAGAAGAGCCAGCACATTCAACACAGAGAGAATTGACCACTTGATGGACCACCCAAGACTGCATCTTCATCACGGAGACATCACGGACCCAACAAACATCATGAGACTAATTTCTGAGGTTAAGCCAGATGAAATATATAATCTTGCAGCACAATCTCACGTTAAGGTGTCATTTGAGGTTCCACACTACACTGCTCAAACAGATGCACTTGGAACTCTTACTATTCTTGAGGCCATGCTTGCATATTGCCCGAAAGCCAAGTTCTATCAAGCTTCTACTTCTGAGTTATATGGAGGAATGGAGTATAATAAGAACAGCGAAGGCTTCTATGATGAGGATTCACCATTCCACCCACGCAGTCCATATGGAGTTGCAAAACTTTATGGTTTCTGGATTATTAAGAATTATCGTGAATCATACAATCTTTTTGCATGCAACGGGATATTATTCAATCATGAGAGCGAGAGAAGGGGAAAGACTTTTGTTACCAAAAAAATCACAACCAACATGGTCCAAATAAAAAAAGGCAAGCGTGATGTGTTGAAAATGGGTAACTTAGATGCAGAGAGAGATTGGGGTCACGCCCAAGAGTATGTTGAGGGCATGTGGAGAATGCTCCAACAGGATACACCACAGGATTTTGTTCTTGCAACTGGAAAGACTTATAAGGTCCGCACGTTTATCGAAATGGCTGCGAGGCATCTTGGCTGGGAAATTGAGTGGAGAGGTGAAGGAGTTGATGAGAAGGGTTATGATAAGGAATCTGGAAAACTTATTGTTGAGGTGGACCCAAAGTATTTTAGACCAGCTGAAGTTGATAGACTTATTGGAGACCCAAGTAAGGCTAAAAACGTTCTTGGATGGGAGGCGAAGGTTGACCTTGACGAACTTATTGAGAGAATGGTTAAGCATGATTTAGAACACGAATAATTTTAAAGAATTAAAAAAATTTTTTTCTTTGAGTTTTTTTGCGTTAATTTGCACCAGAGAGAATATCTAATAGACAAAATTAACTATGAAATTTGATGAACTAACTGAAGATGATATTCTTCATATCAGGGAAATATACTCTTCGAGAGATTTTTCTTGGGATGAAAGAATTATGGAGTTGATGAAATACCTTGGAAAGAGCGAGAGAACAACTCGAAAATGGCTTGTTAAACTTGGTATTAAACAGAAGGAGCAAGAGGAATCTCCTCAATTTAAAAGTGCTAAAAGTAGAAAGATTAGCAAAAAATCAAAAAGATTCATTATTACGTGGGCACAAAACAACACTCCAGTCCATGAGGTCTTTTTGAGAAATATAGAAGGGTACGCCAAAGAAATTAATGCAGAAATAATTATCTTAGCTGGAAGATATAAAAATCCAACTTCTGTATTTGAGGATGAAGCCCATGAATCATGGCACTCAAGAGTTGAACCATATCTTTATGCGAATCGACACAATCTACACAAACATCTTGTCCTTGTTGGGGATGTTAAAATTTCTCCAACAGCAGTCACGCCAATGACTGGAATGAGGGGGTTTAGCGGTTCTGAATCTTGTATTTTTGGACATCCAAAAATTCAAATGGAGATGGTTCCAGTTCTTGAGGGGCAACCAGCAAAGATGATGTTAACTACTGGAGCCTGTACTGTTGCAAATTATACAGATTCTAAGGCTGGTAAAAAAGGAGAATTTCACCACATACTTGGCTTTGTTATTGTTGAGATTAAAGATAATCATAAGTTCTTCACAAGACAAGTAACTGCTACTGATGATGGAAATTTCTATGACTTATACTACAGAGTTCAATTTGAGGGTGGCGCTAAAAAGGTTAACTTAATTCCTGGGTTGACATTTGCCTCGAAAGAAATTGAAGGCAAATCAAGGGTTAAGAGAATCAAGGAAATTGATGCGGCTATTCTTGGTGACATTCACTTTGGAGAGCACGACCAAACTGTTATTGACAGCACACTAAACGTCTTGTTTAAAAATTTAAGGCCCAAGGAAGTTGTTCTTCATGACATATTTAATGGCCACTCAATAAGTCATCACGATAGAAAAGATGCCTTTGCTCAATACAGAAAAGAAATTGAGGGCAAGAATGATGTTGACAAGGAGATTAGAGAAATGATTGATGGCCTTAAGCCATTTTCTAAATATAGAACGATTATTGCCAGGAGTAATCACGATGACTTTATTGATAGATGGCTTAGGGATGCAGATTGGAAAAGAGATGGTAGTATTAAAAATGCTCCAGCTTACATGAGATTCTCGGCCATGCTTCTTGAAGACAAGGCTCCTAAGGGAATTATTCCAACCATTGTAGAGAAAGAGTACCCAGAAATGATTACACTTGGTAGAAGTGATAGTTATAAAGTTCATGACTGGGAAGTTGGTCAACATGGTGATATTGGAGCGAGCGGAAGCAGGGGCTCAATAAATCAGTTTAGAGGATTAAACTCTAAGATGATTATAGGTCACTCACATTCTCCAAGTCGTAAGGATGGCGTAATTCAAGTTGGAACATCAACCTTGTTGAGAGTTGGATATAACATCGGTCCAAGTGGCTGGCTTCAGACGCACGCAATTGTTCACGAAGATGGAAAGGCTCAGCATATCAATTTTATTGGCGGAGAATTTACAACATTTGAATAGTATGGAAGATAAGGTGCAAGAAGTAAAATTAGCAGTTAGAATCAGTGGAGACTATGCTGCTTGGCATGAAATATCCCATAATATAATGTGGGATTATACGAATGACATCAAAACTGGACTATACAGCAAGGAAGAGGCTGAGGATGCGTTAGAAGAAGGGCATGACCAAGGGTATTCTGATTGTCAAATGATGGATGGCATACTTTATAAGGGAAAATACTATGTTAAACTTTAAATAGATTTATAATGAAAACAATAGGAATTAGTATTGATGGTGTGATAAGAGATTTTTATGCCGAATTCGATAAGCAGTATCGAAAAGCGTTTATTCATAATCCAAGTCTGGTTGAGATGAATAAAGATATGACAGTTAAGGAAAATTCAGAAGAAGAATTAATTCTTCTTGATAAGAAAATTGAACTAAAGGAAAAAGAGTTAATCACTCTCCCTATGAATTCATACGACCTTGTTAACCACTACAAATTTGACAACACAGTTGGAATGGATGGGGAAACAATTCTCTCTCCACAAGAAGCTCTTGAAGAATTCATGTACCAAAAATTCCCATTCCAGATTTTTGGAAAAGGGGAAGAGTATAAGGGGGCAAGTGAAGCCTTCAACAGAATCCAAGCTTACGGACTTCAAAACAAATTGTATAAGACAGTTCTTCTTACAAGTATCGGTGGAGCAGCACTTCCAGCTACATGGCACTTCCTTGCAACACATAACTGCAGAATGAGAAGTTTTCAGTGTGTTGAGCAAGAACATGAGAAGTGGAGTCATTGCGATATTTTAATAGACTGTGTTCCAGAAATTCTACAAGATGTTCCAGATGGAAAAACAGCAATCAAAATCGAACACGCTTTTAATTCCTGGGATAAGGCTGACCACAGTTTTAAATTACTATCAGATATTAATCCCTCTTTCTTAGAAGATTTGTTGGTTGGAGAAAAAAAATCATAAAAATTTTGTTTTATGATAATTTTTTTTTAATCTGTTATTTAGAGTTACACTTAAAATTTAATTATGTCGATTAAGAAAAACAAAAAGTCTTCTAAGAAGACAACAACCACAGTTACAACAACCATTGTAACAACCACTACTACGGTAGATAAAAATCTTGATACCCACTATCTTCTTGTTTTAGACAGAAGCGGGTCAATGTCCTCGTGCTGGAACTCAACAATCAGCGGATTAAATGAGCAGCTTGGAACTATCAGACACCTTGAGGAGAAATATCCAGAACAAAGATATTTTGTTTCTCTTGTGGTTTTTGATACAGAAATTGATACAATCATGGAAAATAAGCCTATTTCCGAAGTTAAAGATTTCGATGGGACCGAATTCTCACCAAGAGGCGCAACGGCTTTGCATGATGCAATTGGAGTTGGAATTTCAAATCTTAAATCTTACTTGAGCAAAAAAGATAAGAATAGCGACAGCATTTCAACAGCGCTTGTTGTTATTATGACAGATGGTGAAGAAAATTCATCAAGAGAACATAACGCAACATCAATTAAAGAAATTATTGGTGAGCTTGAGAAAGGTGGAGCATGGACTTTTAGTTATATGGGAGCAAATCAAGATGCTGTATTAACTGCAAGTAGATTTGGAATTTCAGCAGGTAATTCAATTAACTACTCATCTACTTCAGCTGGGGCAGCAGCCGCTTCCAATGCCCTTTCAAGGGGTATTATGGGAAGAGCTAAGATGAGTAATGCTTCATATACAGCATCTGCATCTTTAGGTGATGTAACACTTGAGTCAATGACTTTAAATGATATGACCAATACAGCATTTTTCTCATCAGTAGTTGAAGGGGATACAATCGGTGAAGACCTTTCTAATGTGAAGGAGGTTGAGATTGATGAAGAAAAAGCTTAATAGTAGCAATACGAAAAAGATTAGTACAACTATTTAGCCGCTACTTTTATAAATTTAGAAAGACCAGGAAATTAATTTCCTGGTCTTTTTTTTTAAAAACTATTTATTTTCTTTATGGAGCTTTATATATTTATTTCAATACGATAAAACACTTTAAATAAATAAATTTTCATGGAAAAGAATGCTGAAGTACAAGAAGAGGTGAAACAGCCTAATCAAAATGACATTATCGACAACGCTATCGGTAAGCTCAGAGACAACACTTTCAAAACATATTTCTATTGTCCACCAATGAATAGCCCAAGCGGGGGAATTGGTGTCCTTCTTAGAGCGGCTAAGAATCTTAGTGATAATGGTTTTGATGTAACACTTGTTTATGAACCAAGACAAGACCAAAGAGCTTCATACGAAGCTTCAACAAAAGCAAAGAAGCAAGTAGATATTTTTGAAAGATTTAATCCTATTTGGGTTGACTTTGACATCTCTAACATTAAAATAATGCCCCTTGGAGATAAAGAAATAACATTTAACGATGGAACCACACAGGCTTGTATTCCTCTTAGTGTTAATCCTGAAGATTTCTTAATCATCCCAGAAGGTTTCCCAGATGTGATGAAGAAGACAATGCAAGTTTCTTGTAAGAGAATTATCTTCGCACAAAGCTGGTTCTATGTATTGAATGCAATGCAGCCAGGAGAGAAGTGGCAACACTTCGGAATCAGAGATGTAATCTCAGCTTCTGACGCAATTACTGAATACTTAGTATCAGTTATGCCTGGTCTTTATGTTAAAAATTTTAAGCAAGGAATCAATAGAGACATTTTCAAAGTTCCAGCAAAAGTATCTGACAAACTTCCTATGGTCGCATTCAGCGCATCAAGAGGTCCAGAAAATAAACTTAAGACCTACAACATCATCAAGACATTCTACGCATTTTATCCACACCTTAAGTGGGTTAGGTTCCAGGAGCTTGAAGGAATGGATAGAGAGCAATTTGCAGAAAGACTTTCTTCTTGCGCATTTTATTTATACACCGATGACATTGCAGGATTTGGTACAGCTCCACTTGAGGCTATGGCCTGTGGAACTCACACAATTGGCTGGGCTTCATTTGGAGGTAAAGAATATATGACCAACGAAAACGGTTTCTGGTGCAACAATGGAGATATATTCCAGACTGCAGAAATTCTTGGGCTTGCTATTGATAAGTGGCTTAACGGTGATATGGATAATGAAACCATCCAAGAAAAATATGAAGAAACTCTTAGTAAGTATACTGTTGAGGGAGAAAAAGAAAACATAATCAAACTTTTAAATGAATATAAAGATGAAAGAATCAAAGAACTTGAAAGCTTCAAGCAATAATATCCTTGTAGGATTATACCTTGATAAGATTAAGCACGAAGGTCAATTGGCAGAATGCCTTTTTGGTCTTGCTAATCAAACACATCCAGTTGATGTTGTTATTTTAGATGCTGGCCTATCAGACAAAGAGGTCGAGGCTTTGATGAAGATAGCTAAGGCACCATCTATCAAAATGATAAAGACAAACGAGGATGGAACAGTGAAGGAGGAAATAATTGATGCTAAAAATGGTGTTGATGTAAATATCATTAAAACTGATGTTAGCAATTTCTCAAAAGTTTTCAATAGTCTTTTTAATATTGCACTTGAGGGTGGATATGAAGCTTTATCTATCGTTGAGGTTGATGATGCAGTTGGTGCCAATTGGTATAAGATTGCAAATGTGTACATGGAAGAGAACGAAGAAGTTGGTTTTTTCTTGCCTATGATTAGAAACTTCCAAAACGGAGCTCTCACAGGACTTATGAATGAAGCTGCTTGGGCAGAGGGTATTTCTGAGGAACCAGGTAAATTCGATATGAATTTATTGCTAAGATTCAATTGCGCAAATCCACTTGGTGGAGTTTTTAGAGTTAGCAGCCTGAAAGAATATAGCGAAGATAAGGATGGTAGATTGTGTCCAATGAAAGAAAGCATTAAGATAAGTCATTACTATGAATTCTTCTTGAGAATGATATATAATGACATTAAAATGATGACAATTCCACGAGTTGGATACGATTTCAGAGTAAACAATGTGCAAGAATTTAGTCACTCATCTTCTAAGGTTCCTAACAACCTTGTAACCCTTCCAGAGGAAAAAGGAGGTATGAGCGCTCAAGAAACTTCTTTCTGGGTTGAACTTGCCAAGAAAGAATACTTTTTTGAAGAAGATAGAAATAAGGTATATGAGCAGCAACCACAATAAAAAGAATAAGGTAGCTAAGAGTAAAGAATATTGGACATCAGAGACCGAAGAGGCGGTCAAAGAATATTTAAAAAACGACTTTAATTTTTATCAGTATAAAATTGATAGACACATTGAAGAAGTTGGAAAAAGTATCGAGAAGAATAGAGCCAATCCAAGGTTTAAAGTTATTGACTTGGATGAAGATTTTATTCTTATAAATCAATCTATGGTAGACTATACCAGTAGACCAGCGATTATAAGAAAAAAAGAAGAAATCTTTAGAGGGTATATTCACAAGCCACTTACAAGGTTAGTTGAGAACATAATATTCAGCTTTAAGTTGTTTAGACAGGGTGTAGACGTTAAAACGCTGCACAACGACTGCATGTCTCATGTTATCGAGAAATTTTGCAACTTTGACCCTGACCAGAACACTAAGTCTTTCTCATTCTACGGAACAGTAGCTAAGCACTACCTTCAAAATAAAAAAAAGGAAGTAGATAAAAGCACCAAGGTGATTCTTCCCTATGAAATTCATAGCGAAGAAGCCGATGAGCTATCTGCCTATGAGCTTGATGATGAGTCTGACCTTAATAGCTCACTCGCCCTCTTTAATCATATAACCAATCTTTTTGAGAGTGAAATAGATAGGGTAGACATTTCTAAGAATGATGCAAAAGTAGCAGAGGCAATTGTTGATATATTTAAAAATCATGAGCTGATAGGTGTATACTCCAAGAGTTCTGTTTATAAATTAATCAAGGAGCACACCAACCTTGAAACAAAAGATATTACATACTCGCTACATAGATTTAAAATCTTATACAAGCTTAAGAAGCAGGATTTTGTTGAAAAACACAAAGATAAGTATTACGGTTATGATGATGACGCATTCCCTTATTAGGTTATGAAAAAGGAGTTGAAGAAAGAAATATTTTTATTAATACTTGAATCTATATTTGGAGATAAAACCAGGGAGATTGATAAGAAAAATTGCATTTCTTTTTATCACTTTCTGGTAAATACTCTCTTAGATGAAATACAAGAAATTCCTCCTCACGAAGAAGAAGATATATACCTATGCAGCTCCATCATTGAGCTATTGTGTAATTTTGACATAATGGGAGATGGTCTTGAGGATTGGGAGGGTGATATGACAATAGATTTCTTGAGAGACTTTTCTGGTCTCAGCGATACTGAATTCGACAGTACAATTATTAAATTCAGAAAAATTTACATACTCATAAAAGACGACTTCCTACTTGATTTAATGTAGTTTTTTTCTGAAATCTATTTATAAGAACAAAAACTATTAAAATGGAAAATAATACAAATAATAGCTCTGGAAGTAATTCTTCTGGAAAGAGGATGGACCCAACAAGGGAGTTGTATGAAAAACTCATGTCCGAAGTTTATAAATATAAGCTTGAGGAGAGAGAGATGGCCCTTGATAGATACAGAAGGGCTGATGCTCAGATGGATTCAGCAGAGAGTTTTATATTAATGGGTAAGAATGCAATCGACTTTCTTAAGCAGGCGGCAAATGCTTCTGATGGTATTGAGAAGCTTGCAAAAGAAATTAAGAGCATTGTGTATAAGGAAGACTCATCATCAAATGTTGAGGTTAACTTTAACGATGCGACAAAGCGTGCGCTTATTGATGCTATTAAAGAAGAGGAGGATATGAACAACGCCCTTCCAGATGAAGATTTAGAAGATAAGTAACAATGGCACTAAAAATTCCAGTATCATCTCCGCTTACTGAAGCTCAGTCTGAATTGACCTCAAAAATAGGCTCAATGAAGAGTCTATTGTCTCTACCGATTGAAACAAATTTAAACATTCCTAAGTCACAGCAAATTTCTACATTTGACTATTTACTCAAGGTAATGAGGGCTCTTGGGATTGAACCCGAACTAATATTCAATTTATTTTTAGATAAAGTATTTAGTGAAACTGGAACATTCTTGGATGAAAAGGTAATTACCGCTGTAGCTGATTCAATTGGTCAAAAGGGACGACAATTACCAAACGTAAATAATCCAGCCGCAACTCAAGCTCAAAAAGATGCTTATAAAATCATCAATAGAGACTATTTATTAAATCTGGTACCAACGACATTTCTTCAAGTGTACAAGCAGCAGATGGCAAAGAATCTTACCTTGATGGTTTTTGGTCCCAAGAATGGAGGAGCAGCTAATTTTCTTAACTCTAACGCCTCAGAGAGAGATAGACTTTTTGAGGAAGCTATATGCGGAGTTAGTCTGTTCAGTTTATCAAGTGACCCAATTGTCCTGCAAGAAGATGTAGAATTCAATAGAGTGGCACTTAGGAAGCAACTTGAGAAGGGTGAGGTAATTTTCGAAGTTAGTTGTCAGGATGTCAAGGTTTTATTGCCAGCAAATCCAGCCTATATTTTTGAGGGTGGTGGGCAATTCACATCAAGCTCTACACTTCCTCCGACCCCAGCTCAAAGTCTTAATACACTGGTTCAACATGTAAAGAACCAGGGGCAAAGAATTAATAATGAGCAAAACTCAAATTCTATTGGAAAAAGTTTCTTTGAAATATTGATAGTAAAACTTTTGAATTACATTTCATCTCTTGTGTTTCCATTTCTTGGACCTATATTTACTGCGATTTCATCTGACTCAGCTGCCGCAGGATTGGGGCCCTCAAATGTTGCTTATAGCAATTGCGATATAATGAATTCTACGCAAGACCCAAAAGAGAAGCAAGAGTTTTTTAGAAGTCTTGCAAATGCTCTTCTAAAGGAGCTGTTGAGAATGCTTCTTGTTTTTGTAATCAAAGAATTTAAGAGATTAGTTGCAAATTATTTTACGAGAACAGCTATTGAGAAACAAAAGAGAAGGTCAGAAAAAGTAAAACAAAAATTTGCAATATTTGATAAAATTGGGGGAGCTGCAGAGCTCGCCAGTAAAGCTAAAAAATACGCAGCAGCTGTTGCAACACTTGCTGCTATACTTGGAACTATATCAACAAATCAATAAATTATGGCAGTTATACCAATAGATGAGGACTTGCAAATGTCCGAAGAGATAGCAGATTTTTTGCTATTCCTACTTAAGGAGGATAGGGTGCCAGTGCCAAAGCCAAGCATTCCACAAATCCTTCTTGCAAAGACAAGACCTGGGCTTAATGCTCAAATTTTAACCTCATCCATAACCGCAAGGTTTGAAGAGGCTGGAATACCTACTGGACCACTTGTTGGTGGTACTCCAAATGTTATGGAAAATTTTGTTAAAATTATGATGGAGGAAATTGTGTCTGCAATACAAACGGATATGAGGGTTGACATTGCAACTGACCCAGGTGCAATTGTTACTGCATCAGGAGCTAATGCTGGTGGACCTGTAGCCGTTGTGGGTGCGACAACAGCTCCTCACTCAGCAACTGGAATCGCAAGCTAATGGAAGAGAAAGTTAAAACTAAAAAAGAGTTAATCATAGAGGCTCAAGAGCTTGCTGATAAGCTTATTGAGAAAAAAGCAGTTATAGAGACAGCTCTTAATGACCTTGATGCTAAGGTCATAAAAGAAGGTGTCACTCAAGAGCATTTGAGTGGTATAGTTTTGATTGAAGAATTGTTTACAGAATTTGCTGAGATTGAACTTGAGCAAGCAAAAATATTTGAGCAAATAAAAAAATCATAACATGCCAGGAATAGATAAATTAGCAAGAGCCACCCTTCAGGGGCAGGGGATTACTGGGGGGATTTCTTCTGAGGGAAACCAAAGTTCAAGAAATATATACCCTGCAATTGTAGTAAATAACGAAGACCCTCTTGGTATGAAGAGGATTGTTGCTCGTATTATTTCTCTTGATGAGAAAGACGAAATTAATGGTGGTAGAGATAGAGACACCCCAGATGACCAGCTTCAATTTTGCGTTCCAATGATGCCGAATAGTTTTCACATCATTCCTCTTGTTGATGAAATGGTTTATGTATTTTTGGAGAATCCAAGTGACAATTCAGCGCCAAGATATTATATGGGCTCTCAAATTAATAGTCCATTTAAACTTAAATTTCAGTCATACTCAGAGGCTATAAGGGTTTTTAAATATACAGATTTTAATCTTAATCCAAATAAAGATAATAATCCCCAAGCAGCATCCATTCTTCCAAAGCCTGGTGACATAGCCATTCAGGGTCGCTCAGATTCAGACTTGATTCTAAAGCCAAGAGAGGTATTTCTTATTGCTGGTAAATTTGAAAAAGATACTCTTAATATAAATAATACCACGCCATCCTTTCTTCAGTTGATTCAACAAGAGAATGATATTAATTCAAACAGAGACCTCCTTCCTAAGTATTCTCAAGCTAATTTTACATCCACTAACATTAACCTGTATTCAATTAGGGGTAAGTTTAGGGATTCTGGACTATCTGAATTTGAAATAAATGAAGATTTAAAGTCATTTGGTGATTTAGCCAACACACTCCACCCAGCTGTATTTGGAGATGAATTAATTAAATTACTTGACCTTATCATAAAGGTTTTATTGAATCACATTCACACTCCACAGCTGCCACTTCTTGCAACTCCAGAGTCTGATGAAGTTTCTTCTTATACAATAGATGGTAATCTGCAAAGAATTATATCAAATCACATAAGAATTAACTAAAAAACATTAACTTTGAATTTTATAAACCTTTAGATAAAAACTTGTGTAATTATGAATTTAATTGAAAAAATTGGTAAAATATTAAAAGACCAAAACTGCAAATTGTCAACAGCAGAAAGTTGTACAGCTGGATACATAAGTAGCCTCCTAACATCAATTGCTGGAAGTTCTGATTATTTCGAGGGCTCCTTAGTGGTTTATAGCAATAAAGCCAAGATAAGCGCCCTTGGCGTAGAAGAGGAGTTGATAAATGAGCACACCGAAGTAAGTGCTGAAGTTGCTTGTAGAATGGCCGAGAGAGTTAAAGAAATAATGGGTACCGAATATTCCATAGCAACTACTGGCTATGCTGACGCAGGTGGTTTTGGTACAGAAAAAAATCCAGCTGGAACTATTTATGTAGCCATATCTACGCCCGATGAAACTATATCTCAAAGACTTGAATTAAGTGAAAGTAGAAGTAGGAATATTTATCTAACTACTATCTCAGCATTAGAGATGTTTATTAAATCTATTGAAAGCCGTCAGGTCGTATTACCTTAAATACTATTTCATTTGGCATCAATCTCTTGGTACCAAACTCGTCAACCCTAAACTGAATAGCATAAGTTTGATTGGCTAACAACCACCCAGTCTCAAGAACAAAGTAATTTTGCTTGCACCTATTTATTACAGCTTGATTTACTGATGTCCAAGGAATTACTTCCTCCTGATTATTCATTACCATCCTGTACTTTAAATCATAAGCTGTGCTCGGTTGATTTCTACTGCTATAATTAACTCTTAAGTCAACAAAAATCTTATGAGTTTCTCCTATTGATAATTTTGAGTTATTCCCAATTCCATATACAGAAATTGAATAGTCATTAACTTGAGGAACGTTGTTTAGATAGTAGTTGTCACGCACAGTAAATACTTGAGTAATATCTTGTTGGTCAACTCCAGGAACAAAGGTAATACCTTTCCAAACATCTTTGTATTGCTCTCCACGAGTTGCTGAGTTCATCAAAACATCTATGTAATAGACACCATTCTCCATTTGAGTCGGAGTAAGTCCAGTTATTACAGGAGCTCCTGCCAACGTTTGTATTTCAACTGTTCCTGCAGAAAAGTAATTGACTGGATTATTGCCACTATATGTATATAAGAAAAGTTTTGATGTTCTATTGTTGGTTACCTGAAGTCTATCGTCCTGAAAAGATTGGTTATATGTAACTTCTATGTATGGCTTAAATGCTGTGTTTGTTTTTTCGGTAAAAAATGATGCAACATATCTCGTATCTGTACTGAGAACCTCATAGTCCCTTCTATAGGCAATTCCAAGCCCGTTGTTCTGAGAGCCACCACTAAGCCAATCATTAACAATCCCAGTAATGTCCATGTCAATATTTTCATTGCCTAAGTCAAAGTGTTGGGTTGAATACTGCGTTACAGCTGTAGAAGCAGTTGGATTTATAAACACACCTGGCTCATCCCAGTTATCTACAAAAGTTGCAGAGTTCCAGTTTGAGTATCCAGAATTTAAAGGATTTCCACGCTGTTTAACAAGGTAGCTTTCTTTAAATAAGTCATATCCACGTCCCTCATCCCAATCTTTATTTATTGGGAACACGATAAGGTCATACGATGCTGAAATTTTCTTATCAAGAACATCAAATTCATACTCAGGCTCAAGAATTTTGTCTGATGGTATAGCATTGGTCATCTTAAGCCTATAAGATGCAACTACATTTTGATTAATTTCTCTTAGTGCAAACTTTTCAGAAAGCTCATCAAGGTCAAATTTAACTATAAATCTGCTAATAGAATTTCTCTTCTCAGGAGCAGTGTCTGTACCCCCTCCACCATACCAAAGGTCAGTAACTGCATTTTGACCTGAGTTAAAGTTTTGATAAGCTCCACTGGCTATTGTATTTGACTTTGATGGATATATTCTAAAAACTCCCATAAATTGTTTTCTTATAAATATTCATTAATTCTTTTTATAGCCATCTAACCCTTTATTTTTTTTGTAAGCATATTTATATTAAAATAAAGATTGGCTATGCCTATAAGTATCAGATTCCCATTTCAAGAGACCCAAGAGGGTGGTGTGTTTTTGTCAACAAAAACTACTGCTGAAGCAATTCAGACGAATCTAATCGCTCTTCTCACACTTAAGAGGAGGCACAGGGTTATGAATCATGATTTGTACTCTCCACTTTGGGATTACATCTTTGAGCCGTGGGATGATATATCTGCAACAAAACTTAGGGACGAACTAATTGAAAAAATATCTGAATATATATCTGAAATTGATGTAACAGACATTGGGTTTACTTTTAATGAACAGGAAAATTTACTTGAAGTTAAGGTTGTTTATAAAATCATTGACCTCGGTGGAGTTAGAGATAGTGTTAGTGTTATAGTTCCTGTTGAACCAGGTGAAGATGCTGAGAATAGCCCAAGTTTTTAAAAATTAGAATATGGCACAAAAAACTGTAACAGTAAATTATTTAAGCAGGGACTTCTCTTCAATCAGGGGAGATTTAATTAATTATCTAAAAACATTTTTTCCTGAACAATGGCAGGATTTTAATGTCACATCTCCAGGTATGGCATTATTGGAATTAAACGCCTACGTTGGTGACTTGCTATCTTATGCTACTGATAAAAAGTATAATGAACTGTTTATTGATGGAGTTCAAGAGAGGAGGTCTGTATACAGACTTGCTAAGACTTTTGGATATAAACCACCAGGTGTTAGGCCAGCAGTTAGTGTTGCTGACATTATTATAGAAGTACCACCTACTGCAGACGGTCCAGATGCAAGTTATTTGCCTGTATATAGAGCTGGAATGAAGGTTAAGGGTGCTGGACAAACATTTGAGACAGTTAATGAAATAAATTTCTCAAGCGATTTTAGTGAAGATGGAATTTCTAATAGAATTATTGAACCCATTTTTAATGGTAATCAAGATTTGATAAGATATAGAATAGTAAAGAGAGAGAAAATTAAAGCAGGTATCACTAAGATATTTAAAGTCGAAGTTCCTGCAAATCAGGCTGGGCCATTCTTTCAAATTGAACTACCAGATAAGAATGTCCTTGAAGTGGTAAGCGTAATTGTTCTTAACGGTCTTGGTATTGATAGAACTCCAAGTTTTACTGAATTTAACGACTTCCAGCTTAATTATTTTGAGGTTGACTCTCTTGCTACAGATAAAATATTTATAGGAGATGATAGTGCGGATGATATTAATGGAGTAAAAACTGGAAGATATGTTGAGGTTGAGAAGAGGTTTGAAAAAGAATTTCTTTCTGATGGTTCTTGTATTATTACTTTTGGTGGTGGCGTAGAAGACTACGATGCATATGAGGCTTATATTACAAGTCTTACTAACACAGTAAAATGCCCAGATTCAAATTCACTTGATGTATCTGTTATTCTTAATAACACAGCACTGGGAGTCCAAATACCACCAAATTCAACCATATTTGTTAAATACAGAGCTGGTGGTGGACCTCTAAGCAATGTTGGCTCCAATGTTCTTAATGAGGTTTCAAATATTCAGAGCCAATCTCTTGGAACAAACTTAACCTTAGTTCAGGGAGTGCTCTCTTCAACGAGGGCAAATAACCCAATTCCAGCAATTGGTGGCGTTGGCCTTCCTTCTGTTGAAGAAATTAAGAGCTATATTGCAGCTAACTATAACGCTCAAAATAGAGCGGTGACTTTAGATGACTACGTTTCAAGAGCATTTCAGATGCCTGGAAAATTCGGTGCCCCATTTAGAGTGTTTGGTAAGGTAGAAGATAATAAGGTGAAAATGTACATCCTCACCAGAGATGGAGCAGGTAAGCTTCTTGACGTTTCAACGAGTGCTGTTAAGACAAATCTTGAAAGATACTTGGTTCCCTTTAGAATGATAAATGACTACGTGGAAATTAATGACGGTAAAGTTATAAATATGCAAACTGAAGTTGATTTGTTTATTGATAAGACTTTTAATGCAAGTGAGGTTAAGGCTCAGGCTATAAGTGCCATAAAAGACTATTTTGATGTGGAGAAGTGGCAAATGAATCAGAATATATACATATCACAACTTGTTGATTTCTTAAGAGACATCCCAGGCGTAATAAATGTTGTTGATGTTAGGATGTTTAATATGGAGGGGGGAGGCTATTCTCCTACAAGACACTCTCAAGCTTCTTTTAACAGAACTCAAGACCCATCAACTGGCGGTTTTAGAACTCAGTTTTCATATATTGATAATGCTATATTTGGAAACCCCATTTCTATGTTTGAAATAAAATTTCCAGAAAAAGATATTCTTTGCAGAACAAGCTCTGGTTCAGCAAATAACACTGCAATTACATAATCAGGAAACTTTACTTCGAACTTTGTTTTTTAATTTCTATTTACTATTATAAATAAAATAATTGTATGAAGAAGTTAAGTAAAGAAATAGAAGATAAAATAATTCAATTGTATGTCAATCAAAAAATGTCTACCACAAAAGTGGCAGAAGAAATTGGTATTAGTTCAACTGGTGTATCTAAAATTTTAAAGAGAAGAGGTCACTCAACTCGAAGTATTAGTGGCGCTAAAAAGGGCGTTAAAAGAGGTACAAAATTACCTGTTGATGAAATAATAGATTTATATTCAAAACAAAACAAAACATCTATTGAAATTGCTGAAATAATCAAATGTTCTAAGCCGTCTGTATTAAGGGTTTTAAAGGACAATGGCATTGAACTCAGAAAACCTGGGTACAGTTATAATTATGAAAACGAAAAAACAAATGAAATTAAAAAACTTTATTTGAGCGGAAAACCTATAAATGAAGTTTGTTCTATCGTTAATATGTCTTATGGAGGAGTTAACAAAATACTTAATAAATTGGACATTATTAGGTCGGAGGATAAAAATAAAGGAATGATTGGTCAAATAATATCCGAAGAACATAAAAATAAAGTAAGAAAAACAATAAAAAACAGAAAAGAGGCAGGAGAATATGACCACATATATTTAAAAAAGACTGGTTATACTTATAAAGAATATCAAAAAAAATTGCCAGAAATTAGAAAATACTACCAAAAAGTTAGAGCCACAACAAATCAGCAACCCCTTGATATGCTTGAAAATTATAATAAAAGAGGTCAGTCAGGTGTTGATGGAACATATCATTTAGACCACAAATATTCAATAGCTGAGGGTTTTAAAAATAATATTGACCCAGAAATAATTGGAAATATTATAAACCTTGAGATGATTCCGTGGGAAGAAAATCTCATGAAAAATCAAAAATGTTCTATAACAAAACGAGAATTATTAACTATTTACAAACATGATAAGTCATAATAAAATACGTAAAATAATTAAAGAAGAAATCTCTCATATATTTGAAGAGAAATCTAATGGCGGTATATTTTATCATGGAACCAGTAGTAAATTCCCTTTTAAGAAGTTTAGTAAGTTTGCAGAGGGAACTGGAATAGTTAGTTCTGGAGATAGGAAGTATGGTGGATTCTTTTTTACAAGTGAATTCGAAAATGCCGAGTATTATACAGAGTGGTTTGTTGCTGAGGTTAAGATAAACAACATTCATGAAGACCCACTTAAAAGTAATCATCCCCCTACAGTCATGGATAAGGCCGTTGAAGATAATAGAATTTATATTGTCAGAGATGTTTATGATGGAGCTATGTATTCAGATATTGTTGTAGTTCCGCATAGCCAAATTAATAATATTGAAATTGTTAATTGGAAATTTGTAGGGGACAAAGAATTTTACTACGAGCAACTTGACAGTTTTTTTGGTGGAGATGAGGAAGAGTATGACGAAGAAAGTAATTTGATGGAGCCATATATAGGCCAAGATATGATTAATTCATTTATTAATATGACTGGTGTAGAATTGGATTATCTTCTATCAATTCCTATATTTAAGGAATATTATGATTCAAAAACCTAATAAAAAGGCCAGAAACTAATACTCTGGCCTTTTTTTGGTTTTATAAATTTAGAAAAAATAGTATTAACTATTTATCTCAGTTTTTTCTTTGCCTATATTTAGAATAAAAGACTCATGAACATTCAGCAAGAGGAGATATTATTGAAAGAATTTACATCAGGAACTACCCTGTTGTTTTTTAGTACTCATTTAACTTCTGATAGTAATACTTTGTCGAGAGACCCTGATATTATTTATACCCCTACCATTCTTTGGCTTGACAATTTTAACACCCCTGTAAAGGTATCTACATTTGATGGGAAAAATATTTGGACTCTAAATTCTGAAAATAATTATGTACCAATTGAGGAATTGTCAAATAATCACATGACAGGGTATTCTTATGTGAGGGATTATTCACATATAATTAACGACAATAGACTCAATCAAATTAGGGAAAGATTTACTCAACAAATAGAAGAATCACTCAATACTGGAGCAACAATAACAACATCTGAGGGTGTAATACCAAATCCTAATCCACCAATTGTTCCTACGCACATAGATTATGTTTTTCGACAATTTAATGAAATTGATGATTTTTTTGTAAACATCAAATTAAATAGAACATTTGGAACTCTTGATACGCTAAATATTTATAACAACCTTGTAAATAGTATGCCAACCCAAGAGGCAGATACAGGTGTTGTTTTTGGTAGGCTAATGGCACGTCAAAAGATAAAAGATGAAGAGGGTAATAACATAAGCATCCCACTTAGAAATGTTCCAATAGGTATTTTTAACTCATCAGAAGACTATCCATCCTCAACATCAACAGATTCGGGTGGAAACAGGATTTATCTTAACAACAAAGAAAATTCAAATCCAAGCGAATACTTTAACATCCAATCTTTTAGCGCTGATACAAACAGCTATCTGAGGTCTGTATCTCAATTTACATCAGTCCCAGACCAGTATAAATATATCACTACCACCAATGAAAATGGGGAATTTATTATATATGATGTTCCTGTGGGAAATAGGATAGTTATTTTTGAGGTGGATTTATTTAAACAAGGTCTTACAAAAGATGAGATTGCACTAAATTTCTTTCCTTTCCCAATTGATGACGAAAGTAATATTGACACTATTCCAAGTTTCTCTTTTAAGCAATTTCCAATTGATGTTGTAAAATCTTGGGGGACCATACAAACTGGGTATACAGAACTTGATATTGTTGTTAATTATGACCTTAGAAAGTGGGCAACATTCTATGTTCCGCCAATGGGTTACGACAATAAAAAGCTTGGCTCTCAAGAGTTAGCAAACTTCTCTCCGACTCTTAATGTTGAGATTAGAGATATGTCTAAAGAAGATTTTCCGATTAGGAAACTACCTGTAGTAGAGATTCAAGACATCTATGACAAAGAAGAGGAGCAAACCCTCCTTTGGGATGCAGAATTTGCTCAACTTAAAAATACGGCTAAATTTTTTGAACAGGGATTTAGAGCCTTTAAAGTTCCAGCTAATATGTATGACCCCAAAGGATATAGGACAGATAATGACGGAATTCCAAGGTCAGAGCCTACCTCTCAAGGGGTATGGCTTGCTGGATACCAATTTAAACTATATTATAATCAAAAGAATTCTATATTTAGAACAACTGGCTTCCAAAGGGATTGGGGATATACAAACCAACCTGGCGGATGGATTGGTAGAGACCACTTCCACTTAAATAGAGGAGAAACTTCAGATGCACCGAATACATCAGTAGTTAATCAGACATATTCCCCTTATGATAAACCATGGACTGCATTATATCCTGATAAATATAAAATACCTGCCAAACCCATTGACAAAAACTACATAAGAAGCACTATGGTTGGTAGACTTCCCGCCACTAATCCTCGCTATCTTGAACAACCTGAGTATAAAGATGGTGACCTAAACGGACTTCAAGTAACATTGTCAAGTATAACTACAGCTGATGTTGGAGGATATGGCATACAACGTAGTATATCAAATAATTTTTGGTTTCCTAATAGGTTTTCTAAGGAGGTTACATCTGGATTCATATATAAATACGAAGCTGGAGTAGCTCGGAATGAGACTTATTCAAATGGTTATGAACCATCTAATGGTAGTTTTCCAATTCAACCAGGTATATCCAGGGTTCTTAATGGAGAGAGGTATCAAAGAGTTGAATGTGGATACGGTTATTGGCTAAGGCCTGAGGGTTGGCCCCCAGTTTCTGCAGAGCCTTGGGGAGATACAATTTTTTCTCAAGCCACAAGAAATGGAGCTGGTTTAACGGGGCCAGATTTTAAACCTGGTGTCTTAGCTGTTGGGCAAAGTAATGGAAACAATATAGTCCAAGTTCAAAATATACCTATTGATGTATATAATTTTGAGGATAAAGACATTGCGCTGGCACTTGATAACAATGCAACATATAGTGAGGGAGCTCTTAGTTTATATAGAATTATTGACCCAAACAAAAGAATAGAAAGAGGCCCAGAAATTATATCAACTTCAGCCACATTCAATTTTCAAGATTTTTATTTCCAGAGAGGGCCAAATAGCTCAAAAATTATAACAGCACACGATACAGACAATAATAATACTGATGATAGATATTTTTCTAAGCTTGTAGGAGGAAGTCCGCATGCTCAATTTGGCTATAATTTGTTAGAATTTGAAATAACTAATTTAGGGAATATTACAGTTAGTATCCCAGGGACGAATATTAACTTATCTCCAGGTGGAAGCGCTATTTTTACAACAAGTCAGCTACCTCTTCAGGGGGCTTCAATTACACTTGCTGGTAATTCAAATTTTGATTTTGCTACATCTAAATACACGAGAGCTAATTATAGAATGAAATTCAAAAATATATTATGTAGAAAAAATAATGGTGACCCACTTGGCGGAAGTGGAACCAATGTGCCTCAAGAAAGAATTATAGCAAATACCAATGTTACAGCACAGGCTACACCACCAAATTATTATTTAATAACAAGATATGGTAATGTTAGAACTCAATACGATAAAAATAATGATTCTTGTAAAACATCTGGAACGCTTGAAACTTCTTTAGACAGGTGGGTAAATAAAGTTAAAATGAATGGAGCTTTGTTCAATGTTCCAAACACATCTGGTGGCGGGTATATTATAGACATGAGATTTTGGGATGCTCCTGTAGGTCCGCCAAATCAAACTTGTGCTGGTGGCAATTCTCATGGTGGAAATGCTTTTAGTATTGCAATTGAAGTTTTTGAATAATTATGGATGATAAGAAAAAAATAGTACTTGCTACTGAAGATATTTTAGCAAAAAAATTAGAGGACATTTATATTAATGTAAACCTGCAACAAAGATTTAATTTAATCAAAAGAGATAGGTATGACAATAATTTTGACCTTGCTGAACAATTCAGGAAAGAAAGAAATGCCTCAAGAAGTTTTAGAATTTATGGTATAATTGATTCTCCCGCTGTAGATTGTGACAACTTGACCATAAAAGTATTTTCAAATTCAAGTGAATTATTTGGATTTCAAATTCTTACCAATCAAATTTCTACAATAAATTCTCAACCACTTGGTTTTGGGGACAAGAATGTATTTGGAAAAAAAAGGGGTAAATATATTATTGAATTAGATAACTATAAAATATCAGACGTAATTTATCTTGAAATTGCGGGAGATGGAGTCACCTATTCAAGGACTATAGTTGAACAGAGACTTGTATTTAAAGACGTTGATGGTAATTTTGTAGAATACGGTACAGATACCGTTGATTTTGGAATAGACGGTGGTTTTGACGTTATACAAAACGACTTTCCATTCTTCTACAACAAACATTGGATTAAAAATAATTTTCAGGTAAATAGAGTTATTAAGAGAAATATTAGATTTGAAAAATCTTTTTACTCTTTAGATGAGGGGCAGCAAGGTGTTGTAAGGGTTGGTTTGAGTGAGCCAAGTGTATTTGGAACAGAGAGTGTTACAGTAAATATATCAACCCCAGTTTCCCCATTGGATGCAGCGACTCTTGGGTTAGATTTTACTGTAGACACATTTCCGTTTTCTTTTCCCATGAATTTAAGTTGGGGTATTGGCCAGCAATTTAGAGATATAAATATAACGGCTTTAAATGATTCTTTGGTTGAGAAAAGTCCAGAACAGTTTACACTTACCTTAGTTAATCCAATTAACGCAACAATAGACCAGGGAATTCCTAATATTGAATCCACCACAGTTTCAATAGTAGACAAAACACCTAAGGGTTATGTTAATTACAATTTCCAGAAAATAATTAACAATATCACTCCAGTTACAGACCCAATAATATTTTCAGAAAACCTTGGCCAACTTCCAGGTTATCAAATGAATTTATACGGAGCCAAAGATGGTGCTGGATTGCCAGGTGATGTTAATAATAATTTCAGATTCTTTCCTAATGATACTTATGAAATATTAGTAACCAACGATGGAGATTCAACGACTCTACCTATAATTCCAGGAGTAACAACTCAAGAGCAAGGATTTCCAGCAGGAGGCAGCATCACTATTTCTGTTGAGAGTAAGTATTTTAATCACAACTCACTCCCTAAGGAATCTGCTGTTTTTGATTTTAAAGAAAAAAACACTGCCTTTGGAAGTCCAAGTTATTATAATGATATATTTTACATAAACGGTCTCAGGTTTGACTCAGGCCCTCTTGTTGCAGATAGTTTTGTTCAAAAAATAACACAAAAATATGCATCAGTTAATATGGTAATTCCATTTAATATAACACAGCAAAATAAAGTAGTTACACTAACAGCTAAGCATCCCGCATATAATATCAACGGTTTTATACCTAAAGAGAGTGGGCTTGAAAATTATGCGCTTGTAGATTCTGTAGAAATCCCACAATATCCAAATGGAAGAGTTTCAAGTATAACTGAACAAATTCCTTTTAACTTAAAGTTGTATGCTAATTTTAATGGTTACACATCTTGTAGGTACAGTTTTTCAATTAAAAAACAAGGATTTAAAGATGTGTTCGTACCATCTACAGACATAATTTCTTCAAGCGTTGGGGTTGACGCATATTTAGTAACCCCTATAAGAGATGTTTCTGGTCCAAGTTTACCTCCAGGAGATGCAAATGTTTGTGACCCACTAACAAATGCTCTTGATGTTGATGGATATTATTTGAATGGAGTTGCCCTTCTTGCCTCTGAATTACTTAATTCTCAAGAGGTAACAGCCACAAATACCCACTCATCTGGTTATTTACCATCTTTTAGACCAAACCCTCTTACAAGCGACCTAATCACTTGTAATAATTTGATAGGAATATCTAAAGTTTTATCTTAATGCTATTTATAGTTAATGAATGAAATAAATTACATACAGCAATATAAAATCTATGTAGATTCAGTAGAGGTGGCTCCTGATTGTTGGGAGTTTTTACATAAAGACAAAAATTACTACGGATTTCCAGAGTTTGATTTTTTCCTCCCAGTATTTCTTACGAGGACAAATGAGATATTCGAATACGTTCAAATAAATAGAGAAGAAGAGATAGAGTCAATAGTGAGACAGGAGGTAAATCCATTTTTTATAGAACTCTCATTCTTTAATGGTATTACACAAAATAAGGTTAGATACGGTAGTGATTTGACAAATGATATGATTGACTACATTAGAAGTGTGAGAGTTGATATTGCTGAGCTAAGTAATTCTGAGGTTATTTTCTGGTTTGACCAAATAGGCATCAATGAATTTCCATGGAACAAAGGGACTTTATCTGAGGTAACTCTTGATGATATTGATAAGGTCAATATCGTTCCTAATCATATTATTTCTAAGGCAAACTATTTTAACATAGATATAAACAAATAATGATTCAAAGACATAAAATATTAATAACACTTACTGGGGAGACATCTCCTGTGAACTCTAATTTACAAAATGTGAATGGATATGTGGTAAATAATATTCAAGGGCTTGGCGGTGGTATTGTTAATTATTCTAATGTTAGAAATTTCCTAAATAATCAATCTAATTTAGTAATAATTAATGATTTTTTCTCATATCTAACAGGTTCAACAACAACAATTGAATTTGCCGAGATTTACAATAGTGACCAAAAATTATCAGATGTATTCAATAGCTACTACAACTCAAGTGTTTTAAATGCTCAATTTCCTCCAGTTGAAGTTATAGAAAATAGTCTTACTGGAACCACTGGAACCACTGTTATTGAAAACTCCACGTTTCAATATAATGGAGTGGCCCCTCAAAAAGGTCTTCAGAGTATTCCATTGAGTATAGATAATTCAACAAGAATTTTGAAAGTTTTTTCAGCACTTACCACGTTTACATATGAACCAAGTTATTACATTCCTGTTTTTGTTAAGAGAAATTTTAGCCAATTAGATAGGGAGAGTATTTATTTTGAAAATATAATAGAAGTGTTAAATGATTTCATTCCAAATACAGGTGGAGGAGGCAAAGAGATTGGCGATGTAATAAGAGACAATAGTTATGACACAAAAATTATAAATACTGAATTTTCAGGTCTAACAGGACTTGAAGAATTAAAGCCTGACTAATTAACTAAGAACATAATGGCAAGAATACACACAATATTACAGGGATTCGTAGACATTAATCTTGAGACAGATGAGAATGTTAATACTAAAATAATTCCAACAAATCAACTTCAACAGGCTATTGGAGCACTTAATTTGAATTCTGGTTTTGTAGTCCTCAGAAAATCTTTATCTGTACCAGATAGAGTAGAGCTGCCAGTTCCTGCTGAAGTTTTGTTTGAAGCAATAGGGATAAACATCTCATCAGTACAATCCGCTCACATACAAGGCTCAAGACTTTATGGGGTTGATAATTTTGATTCTGATTGGGATTTGGCAGTAATATCAACTGATGTTGTGGGGCACAGGTTTTTAGAAGCAAGTATAGATGGAAATGAATTTGATGTACATTTGTATTCTAAACAAGAATTTCAAAATAGATTAAATAATCATGAAATGCGTGAACTTGAGTTTTTAAGTCACCCAGAAAAGTTTTTTATCATTAACAACAAGAGTTTTTCAGTTGAATTAGATAGTGATAAACTTGTGAACAAGGTTAAGCTTGAATCGGATGAGCTTTGGAATAGAGCAAAGTTTATATTAGATTCAGATGGAATTCAATATGTAGCACTAAAAAATATTTGGCATTCATTTAGGTTTTTAATTTTTGCAGAACAAATCCTTAAAGATGGTAAAATAACAGATTTTTCTGCGGCAAACTATCTTTATGAATCAATAATAAATTCTAAACAAAGTAATTTTGAATTTTTTGAATTAAACTTCTCCACGCTAAGAGATACTTTAAAGCTAAACTTAGATACCTACAAAAAAGATGGTGGTCTTGAATTTATAGACCTCACCGTTTAAGGGTTTATTTTTTTTTATGAATTATTTATATTAAACTAAAAGAATTATGGCAGTAGGTACTTATGGAACTGTGAAATTGGCAGATGTTGACTTTAATGATGTCGATGTGCTTTACGCCTATTCACCAAACAGGGAGTCTCTTGGAGATACACAATTCCTACCACTATTTAATAGTGTCACCAATAATGAGTTTAGAAAAATGATTGGAGGTGATGGTGGATATAAACTAAGACTTCCAGCTTCTATTTTCAACAGACTTGGATTCTACATGATTCTTATCAGGCCTAAGACATTTCAAACAGAAATTATTGATTGTTCTTTCGTAATTACCAATAATGACCAAGAAATTCAAATCTCTAAAAAGGGAATTGTAATTCCAAAACTTCAATTTCAAAGTACAGGTTCTCTAATTGGATACCAGCTTGAGTATTTTGATGACAATGGAAACAAGATAAAGAACTTTCATAGGATTATAACCAGTAGTGACCTTGTTAGTGTTAATCCAAATAACAACACTACAAACGCAAGTTCCACAACTTATGTTATCGACCCAAGTGGAAATCAATTATTCATCACTCTTACTCCAGATGAGGCAAGTTTAATTACAAATGAAGTTTCAGTTGACCTTGGTAAATCTGGCCAAAAAATACTTCTTTCAAATACCTTCTTTGACCCAGTTATGATTGAAGTTGAAATGGTAGACCAAAATATTAAAACCTTGTCATATGCTCTTTACGGTCAATCTACAAGAGACCTTGAGACAGGCGTTTACTCTATCTTTGACGAGAGTGGAAATCTTTATAAGCAATACACCCTTCTCACACGTAAGAAGGAGTTTAGCAATGGAAATATTGATATTAAACAGGAGAGAACCCAGATTGATAGAGCACAAACATTCTTCAACCTTTCTCAGGGAGGTTAAGGATTGTATTCTAAGTTTAGAACATATATCTCAGTGTGACACTCAGCTTCTGTTGCTGCCAGAAAAATATTATGCATTGATTGAGTAATCCCAGATTGTTCGGCAAGTGAAATAACTTTGGTCCCATCGTGAATAAGCCTCCAAGATGTCTCATAATCAGTTTTATTAATAGTGATTCCGCTAAGGTTGTATTGAGTCACTTCCATAATTAGTTAGTTGATAAAGACCAGCCTTTTGTTAATAAATTTGCAGTGGCACCAGTACCATCGTATCCACCAGAAAATCCATCTGGAGCACCGTTTGTTCCTCCCTGTATCCAAAATGTACCTCCAGTCCAGCCCATGTTATCAAGGTCGTACAACATTTGATTAACGCCAGCTGTTGGTATAAAATTAGAATTAGCCCTAATATCTATGTTATTATGGGTAATTCCAGATATAGTTGTAAGATTTACATATGTTGATAACTTGCAGTCATCAAAATATATTTTACTAAACACACCAGATACAACTGTTGGAAAAATTATAGAGTTTAAATCTTGGCAACTTGACAGGAAAAGATTGCCACTCATACCACTCAGGGGAGAAAAGTCTACTGAAGAAAAACCTAAGTTAGAGGACATCCCCATTGAGCTAATTATATTTGATACAGACGGAAAAGTCAAGCCAGTTAAATTTGCGTGATTTTGTATTATAACACTTCCACCAAGTCCAGAAAGTGGTGTTAAATCATAACCATAAACAAGATTATTAAGTCCAAGATTAATAGATGACAAGCTATTTGAACTTGGCGGAAAAACTATAGAACTTAAATTAGGGTTATTATCTATTTGAATGGTTCCACCAAATCCTCCCAGACCACTAATATCAAGCTCTCCTACAATTCCAGTAGAGCTGGCGTTAAAAAATATTATGTTTGTTGAGTTGGACGGAAATGTTAATCCTGTTAAATTTGGATTAAAACCGAAACCTAAAAAACCTCCGAATCCGCCAGTATAACCAGAAAAATCTAACCTTCCGCTTATATTACAACTATTAACTCTAAAATCTGTAAATGATTTTGTGCTTGCCGAAGGTATTGTGAGGCCTGTTAGGTTTGGGTTGTTTGAGAGAAAAACAGTTCCCTGTATATTTGGCATTGTCGTTAGGTCAATCGCTCCATTGATGTTACATAAGAAAAAGTTCAAGCTATTTACATTCGCTGTTGTTGTTGGAAAAGTAACCCCAGTTAATCCAGGGTTTAAGCTAAATTGAAAATTTGAACAATTTACCATTTTAGATAAATCTATATCCCCTACAATACTGTTATCTGGGAATTGCAGCAAGGTTATGTTAGATAGTCTATCAATTGAGAGTTTAACAGTTTTACTTGAGCCACTATCAGAATATGTGTGTGAAAGTGAAGTGCCAGCTTCGGCAAACCCATCACCATAGTCAATTCTCGGAATCTTTCCACTAAAGGCAGAAACGTTAGAGTCAAAGGTGGTTCCGCTATCTAATTGGGTGGTAAGCGTAAAAACATCACCCTGATTGTTGTTGATGTTAAAAAATGCTGAATTACTCATGTCAACAATTATTAGCTATAGTTATATCCTGAACTCCAATTGAATTCAGAGCCATCATAGAAGAATGTAATAATGTCAATGGCTCCAGGATTAGAAGTAAGTGTTATTGAACCACCACCCCCATTTGCAACCTTGTGTGTACCAGTCCCCAGTGTCAAAACACGAGAGCCTACACCATCTTGTTGTATTCTAAGGGTTCCGAAATCTCCACTTGACACATTGAGAACATTTAAAGTAACATTGCCACTTAATATTACCTTTGCTGTTTTAGATTGATTTACTACATCCCAACCTAAAGTTGTAGCAGTAGTTCCATAGTCAAATGTTGGGGCTGGCGAGCTTCCAGTTCCAAATATACTATAAAGGTCAGTTCCTGCAGAGTATATGACTCCTCCGTTCTCAGCAAGTCGAGCATTCATGGTCATGAATGTATTATTGAACGAGTTTGTCATCCCTGAGCCACCAGCTATTGCTGATAGGTTTCCTGAAACTGTATTTCCCGTTCCAGCAAGGACAGATGAAAAGTCTCCTGATGCAATATTTAAGATTCCACCACCAACAAAAGAACGATTTCCTGATGCTAAATTACCTCTGCCTCCAACAACTGATGAATATGCCCCCGATGCTGAGTTTGAGCCACCACCACCAATAAATGAGTGTTGTCCTGATGCTATATTTACTTGTCCTCCAACAACTACTGAATATTGTGCTGTTGCTGAGTTTAAAAAACCACCACCAATAAATGAACGAACTCCAGATGCCGAGTTTTGTTGACCACCACCAACAAGCGAAGCGGTTCCTGATGCTAAATTATTAAAACCACCAGTGACCGTTGAATATGTTGTTGTTGCTGAGTTTTGTCGTCCACCACCAACAAATGAACGAAGTCCTGGTGCTATATTTGTTTGCCCTCCAACAATAGATGAGTATTGTGCTGATGCTGAGTTTTGTCGTCCACCAACAACTATTGAATATTGTGCTGATGCTGAGTTTTCACGACCACCACCAACAGATGAACGAGCTCCAGATGCTGAGTTTTGATAGCCACCAACAACTGATGAAAAATTACCTGACGCATTATTTGAGCCACCACCACCAATAAATGAGTTTTCTCCAATTGCTGAGTTTTGTAAACCACTACCAACAAATGAAAAATTACCTGATGATAAATTTTGTCGTCCACCAACGGCTGTTGAGTAAAATGTTGTCGCTGAGTTTTGTCGTCCACCACCAGCAAATGAAAAATATCCAGATGAAGTGTTTAATAAACCGCCAACTACAACACCATAAGGTTGAATTGACTTATTATAGGCACCACCACCAATAAATGAGTGAGTACCAATTTCCCAGTTTTCCCTACCACCAACAACTGATGAATAGGTTGTTGTTGCTGAGTTTGAGTAACCTGCTCCAACAAAAGTTCCATCTCCTAATGAGCGATTTTTGTAACCTGCTCCAACAAAAGAATATGAGCCGTTTGCTCGACTATTTCTACCACCAACAAAAGAATAGTCTCCACTCGCCAAGTTACCAGACCCATTATTTGCAATAATAGAGTTTGCTCCAGTTGAGCCGCTCCAGAGGTCACCAGATGTTGGATAACTTGAGCTCGCCAAGAAAATATCATAAAGATTAGTTCCTCCAGAGAATAACACACCACCACCTGTACCACCTGAAAAGTTGGCACCAGATTCCAAAATAATGTTATTGAACTCGGCAGTTCCACTAAATTGGTCGTTTATTGAATTCCTTCCAATTCCAAACGTTACTCCAGTAGGTATTAATTCTCCAGTCATTTTACTCTAATTTTATTATAAATAGTTTGTTTAATATTTAATTATGTCATTTTCCTTGGTAGCCCAAATATCATAGTTATTGTCCCAGTTAATTTCAATCTCAATAAACAAACTTGTATCTGAATTTATTATCACAGGTCTGCTGTCAAGAGCATAACCTCTATACATTGTGTTAAGCGTATAAGTACCCTCCTCAAGGTCATTAAATGTAAATTCTCCAATTGTACTTGTTGTTGTGGTAACAAAACTTGAGTTAGGGTATACAAGCTGCATTGTTGCTCCAGTAACCGTTGAACCAGATACAAGTCCGCTTAGTGAATACTCACTCAATGGACTCTCTGAATCAAGAGAATTAGGAGTTACAAGTCCAGATATTTCTCTTGAGTATTTACTATCAGATTCAGTGTAAACAAATGTTTTAATAGGCTCAACTTGTGTACTTAAACTATAGGTATCTGAAAATGTAACGACACTTTGCTTAACGTCAAATAAATTTTGCAATTCTTTTACATTACCAACTCGATACAACAAATTCTTATTTGTTTTAAGTGAAAGTTGATACTTTCTAATTGTCTTGTCTGCAGAAAATTCAGATGTGGTATTTTTTGTCTTACTATTAGCAACTTCCTTATAGTCATCGGATTTGGGGACAATGTACGTAAACACAGTTCCAGTAAACCCAGTATCTCCAGTATTATAATTTACCTGAACAACATAGCTATCTGCATTTTCTCCATTTGACCAAAATATCTCTGGAGTAAATGTGTTTGTTTGACCAGTAGGGGTCGGATATTCAAATATTGGCTTATCTGGAACTTCAAAGAATGAGAAATAATCTCCACCCTTAAAATTAAGCCCCTGAAATTCACCCTTATCAATAACCATTTCCTCTGAAGAAGTCTCTCCCCTTACAGTGGAATTATAAACCTGATTTGTTATAGAACCATCCTCTTCAATAGTCTGTAAGTCAGTTAACCCAGGGGTGAGCTGAATGTCGAATATGAAATTTGTATCTATTATAAACTGGTCTCTATCTTGGAACAATTCTGTTTTAAAATCTCCAAATTTCTTTATAAACTGGTCTATTTGAAGGTCATATATATTTGTGGTAATCCCTGTTGTTGAGGCTGTAATTGAGTAGAGGGGTTCATCCAGCTGGTTCTGAAGAACACTCATCAACTCTTCCGTGGAAATAGGAGCACTACCGATTCCAGGAGTTGTATTCCCAAAGCCATCCTTATTTTTAAAGTTTTTAGTTATATTATTAACTTCATTATTAGTTCTGTTTATGGTTTTTTTGCTAATTACTCCAGTGGCCTCATCGAGTTCTTCAATTATCTCTGTTGTAATTTTTTCAGTACTGATTGACTCCTCGGAATCAATCAAAAATTTTTCTTTAGCTCTCTTAAAAACATCCCAACTTACACGATATATGTCATGCTTTATGTAAACATTTGGACCGAAACTTGTTGTGTTTTTAGAAAAATCAAACCTTATGAATGGTTTAACCAAACTTGTGAATATCGCATTTGGGTTTTGTCCATAATAATCTTTTGTCCCTCCCACAGTTGTGTAGATAGGTACCTCAAACGCAAACGGTAATGTAGCGGCTTCAGCAACATCAAAGAAAATGTTTTGCTTAAAACTTTGCGCCACATTCTCGTCAGTTCCAGTTGTCTCTTGTATAGATTTTTTAATTATCATTTTTTAAAAATTAAGGCCAAGGCAATGGTGGAGGGTTAACGCCAGGTTGAATTTCTCCAAAAATTTCAAACCCATCAATTCCAGCGCCAAGATTATTTTGGTTGATATATCCTTCAATTTTTACTGGTGTTAATCTTTTTGTTATACCTTGGCTAATCCCTGAATTAATAACTATACTGTTAATTGCCACACCAAAGAAGTCATTTATTTTTGGACCTAAATGAACTGGAGTAAGTGGGGGCCTAATATCTGGCGGCAATCCATTCTGAAACTCTGAGCCATCATTTATTCCCTCCTTATACACAAATCTTTGCCTTTGAAATACCGTATTCCTATACGTTGTCCCCTGACATTCAAGTATTGTTGTTGCTGGTATCAGCTGCAATAAATAATCCTGGAAATTAGTCTCCATCAAATTAAGAAATGCTTCAAGCTTTTTTATTGTTAGTCTATTTGATTGGGGATATGACATGAGATAATAATTCATGTATATCCTCTTTAGTTCTGGATAGCCAAAGGTGGTGTGAATCTGAGAGTTAGTTTTTCTATTTCTCGGCTCTATATTGGATGTATAAATGAATTGCATATAATCATTAAACGTCATTCCAGTAATATTTTCTGGAGTAACGAATTCACAATCAGTTATTGTATATTCATACGGCACCGTGTTTGCACTAAAATAAGGGGAGCCCATAGTTCCCCAAACCCAACATGTCCCACTTAATTTGTACCACTCAAAAACATCACACTCAATTGCATTTGCAGGACTTAAAGTTGCACAAACCTCCTTTGTGTTAACGATGTTTTCGCTACCAGTAAAACCAGTATCTCCAACTTGAACCTTAATGTTGTTAACTCTTTTTATTGGATTAAATTCGGGCACCCACTGATTGATGTACCTTTGTCCATCTCCTCTTCCTGGTCCTCCTTCTTGGAAAATATATTCACTGACCTCATAATTTATGAACCCTCTTGAGTTTGCTTTATTTACTTGAGGTGGAAATGCAGTGGTGTCTATATCATTCTCATCTATAATCGTTCTTTCTATGTCATAAACAAATTCATTAAAAACAACAAGACACTCTGGAGCACCCATCAGTTTAAAAATAAACTGGAGAGCATCTCTTGTTCCCTTTCTCTTATATAGCCAATTGATATTAATCAAAATTCTCTTCCACATCTCTACGTTGTAGTATGCAAATGAGTTTTGTTCTGGATTTTCATCATCAGCTAAATATTCGAATAAATCTATCTCACTGAATGAGCTTGAAAGCTTCCACCCAAGTAAGTTGCTGAGTTTAATTAAGAATTTTTCAGGAACACTCTCCTGGTCATTGTAGCCAATGGAGTGAGCGTATGCAATGTTGTCTATAAATTGCTTAATCTCATCAAATTGCTTAGCGTAAGAAGCAGTTAACTTTTGGTATATTTGTGTTTTTGTATCAAATTGAATGTAGTTTTCTGGAATCATGGTTTTAATCATGATGTCAGTCTTGTCCATATCTGTATTTCCAGCTAATAGGAGCATATTGCTCTTATACTGCTCAAAACTATCACCTCTTGTGTCTGGATTAAACCCATCAATAGTTCTTGGCCACTGAATTCTATAGGTAAAACTCGTATTCTCATCATCAATATCTGGAATATCAAATACCCCCTCCCCAAGAAGTTGCCTCTCAAGTCTTGACTGTTGCATTCTATATTCAGTAACCCTTTTTCTCGATGGTCTAATATAAACTGGTAGCGTGCTCGTGGTTCCTGTGAGTGGAATTGCAGCTCCGCTTGATAAGTGACCATTTATCTCAAATTCAAGATATGCTGATACTCCAGGAAAATATGAATACGTATTAATTGTAAACGATTCTGTCTGAGCAGTTGTTGTTGCGCTTAATTGTATCTCAAACAAATTTGTTTGGGTCATCAAGCTAACTTGATTTCCTATTGGAGAGCCTGAGTTGAATAATATATACCCCTCATTAATTATAGTGCTTGCAGGTATTTTAAACCTCGATGTTTTCTGTCCAGTTGTATTATTGTATTCCTCGCTATAATCATATATGGTGACACCATTAAAATTATCAAACGCTAAGGCCGCATAAGGAAATGTATCAATTATATTATTTATTGAGCGAGCCACCTCGGTATAGAAGGAGCCAAAATAGCTATAACTATACGGGTCTGACTTAACTGGTCTAAGCTCATTGTTCTGAATTGAGGTGTTTATTATGGGGTTAAAATTCTCAACCCCCATATTCTCAAGTGTAGAAAATGGTGTAAATGATAAATTATTGGCAGTATTTGTAAGTAAGTCAGGCTCGCTGCTTCTCTCAATTCTATAGTCACCAAAAGTAAAAATAGACTCAGAGGACGTGTTTGCAAACCTAAGGTCCTCCCCAGGTCTAAATGCTGTTGATAATGTAATTCCTGAATCTACTTCGAATGTTGACATGAAAACTTTTTCTATAAATATTAGGGAAAAAGTTTTCGAATCTAAATAATAAAAGATTATTTTTTATCCTTAACTATTTATTTTCGAACAAGAATTAAATAAATTTTATCATTCTATTTATAGAAAAAAAGCTGAAATGAGTTATTTACCAAACGAGCCGCAGACGTTCATAAATATAAAACTTACTGATGATGGAAGGAGGCTTCTATCTTTAGGTCAATTGACGTTTAATAAAGCGCTCCTGTCTGATAGAGAGATAAATTATGGAATTGACAGAACTGGGGCTTATGACATCGGATGTTGCAATAGAATTATAGCACCAAAAGATGCGGCACCAAAATTCTCTCCCTCACTTAGTTTTGATGGTTCCGATGCGGTTCCGATAACAGTTGGTTCAGCCACTCAAGTAATTACAGCACAAACAGAGACTACTGGTTTTTTTACAGGAACCACAACTGGAACCACATGGGCAATCGACTTCGATGAATATAAGGGTTCTAACACAATCGACTACTCAACATATGTTCCAGATGGAACAAATAATGTTACAGTTGCTGGTGGTGGTACAGGATATTTTCCTTTTGCTGGAGACTTAATGTACATTCCTTGGGAGCCAATATCAGCAAGCGGATTAACTTATGACGCATCTACAACAATAAACTCTGGAACTCCATTTAATAATTTATGGTATAGAGTACTTTCTGCTGACACAGGGACTTCAGTTGTTACACTTGATAGAAATGTCCCAAATTTTGGAACAGCCTCTACATCTCAAATAATAAACACTTATTTCTATCCTTTTAATGGCGTTGAAACCTATTATGGTTCAGCGGCTACTGTTAACACAGGGGTTTGGAATATGAATATTATTAGAACCAGCTCTGTTGAAGGCACAAACCCATCAATCAGTGGTTATACTACCTATGGCTCAATTCAATACAATGGAACAAAACAGTACCTTGGATTTGGAAGTGAAACAAGGCAGTTTGGAGTAATCCACTATACAAACGAGTTTACAGGGAATACATATGCTGAACAGTTGGTTGAAAAAACTGTTGTCATAGATATTCCAAATATAATGTGGCACAGAACTGCTGGCCTTGCTGGTCAGGTAACTAATTTTGGAATAAAGCTACAAGATTATGCTGGCTCAACATTTTTTGACAATGCCGCACAAACAAATTATAGAGAACTTAGAGACGGTTCAACATCGCTTGATTTTGTGGTTGGTAGAGTTTATCATAAACTTAAAATGATTGTGATTACTGACCCAGAATTATTAACCGCCTTGACATATAAGTCAAATAGGTCCTACACACTTCCAGGTCTTAGCGTTGATTCTTCGCCCTCTCCAAACAGTTCATGTTCAAATACTGTTTTGGACACATCAAACACAACAGGATTGCTTCAGAGTGGCTATACGTATTATGTAACATATATTACAGAGAGTGAGCCGACATATTCATCTGGAACATCTCTTGGATACCCTCAATCACTACCTTGTCAATACATACAAAGAATTGATGGCTCTGTAGATGCGCTGGATAATCCGCAGTATTTAAGGGCATTCTTCAACACATCGTTTTTTCCTTACTTGAGAAATTCTGCTGGATTAGATTCTTTCTCTGGAACAGGCTGGAACACAAATAAGGTGCAGCTTCTTGTTAATAGAGTTAATACATCTCTAAACCCAGATACAAATTTTGACAATATTCCTACAGATGGATGGAGACGCATGTCATCTGGTACAACTGGAAATGGATTATACACTGGAGCAACAAACTCTCTTACAATTGACCCATTAAACCTTGCAGGATTCCAATTTATAGTTTCACAGGAAGACTGGGATAGTGGGAGCACTTATGTTCTTGATAGCTCTTTTTATGACAATAATGATGTTAATCAATCTGGGCTTACATTTGGTAGCGAAGCTTTCTTCTTTGGAAATATAAGAACAGCAATAAGAGCAACGTCATTTAAGTCAGTGATGACAGTTTTGGCTCCAGACCCTAATTACAACACATCAAATAACTCAAGTTTTAATGGGCTATTGGATACAGATACATATATAACTGAAATTGGAATCCTGAATGATAACAATGTTCTTGTGGCAGTAGGAAAACCTACTTACCCAATTAAGAAGAATGATTCAAGATACCTTGCATTCCAGTTGGAAATTGATTTTTAATTTTTTTAATTAAGGATATTTATAATAAAAATAAAGAGAAATGGGATATATACCTTCAGCAGAAACAGTTTACGCAGTAGCCTACCTTACGGAGACAGGCAGAAATTATCTGTTCAACAAAAATAATAACAGATTTGATACTGCTGGTGACGATTTATTTGAAATCACTAAGTTTACACTTTCTGATATTGACACAAATTATCAGACAATTCCTCTTCTTGAGTCTGGAGAAGTTCCAGATATTACAGGGAAAAATGATGGATGCCTTAAAGCAACTGCAAACTATGTGCAAACAAATCTTATTGCATTTATATTTGATAGCACACCAACGAATGTTGAATATAGCACTGATTTAGCTCCAGGAACCCCTCCTGTGTTAAGTATAGCTGAGACAAGTATTCCAGATATAGCCCCTGGCGAGACTCCTCCCTCAAATATCAATTTTGTAGTTAACAACCCTATCTTACTACCTGCTTTTGGTGGTTAAAAATTAAAAATAAAAAGACATGGCAATTAAAGGCGTAATAGCAAACGGCAATCCAGCAAATAATTCAATAGCTAAAAAGGTTACTTTTAAAACTACTAATCTTGATAATGGGGTTATAGTTGTTGAACCACATACTGTTTCTGGACCAACTCCAGTGGGGACATTTAATATTCCACTAAATGGAATAAGTATTGGTACCAATAAATTCGTGGTTCCACTTCAGACTACAACTGGAGCGGGTACATATTGGCTTAAATTTTGGCTTCCTCAACCGAACTCAAGCATTATGTATGTTACATTTTGTATTAAGACTAATGGCGTTGCAGATGGTTATTATGATTATAACACTGGTATTCCGAGTGACTACAGAAGTGCTCTTAGAACTTGGATTAGAGACAACGTTTCAACGAATGTTTCAAATGCTGTATCGCTTCAAAAAAACTTACTATTCACCGTTTACGGTTTAGATACAAATCAAGTTTCATCAGCAATTCAGTATATGGTTAGGTTTACAGCTGTATTTGGTGGCACAGTATCAGTAAGCCCTACAAGATAATAAATTATAAAATTAGAAAACAATGCCAAACGTACCATATAAAAATATTACAAGCATAATTTCTGCAAGAAATGAGAATGCCACATTTACAACTATACCAGGCTCTTATGGGCTTGGGTATAGCGCACTTACCTATACGCTGTGTGATAGAACAGACCTAACAAGTAAAGAGGCTAATTATTTTATTTCTTTTAAAATACCTCACACACAAGGTAATCTCTCTACGGGTTCTACATTATCTCTCCAGAATCCTCAACTCCAGCAGATGAATGTTGATAAAATGGTTATTTCACCAATTCCAAGAGAAGCGTATAATGAAATGATTGATGGGCGAAGTGTAACTTTTACAGTTCCTCAATTAAGTGGTTCATCTTATATGTCTGGTATAACAGTCGTATCATCTACTTATTCTGAGCTTACAAAGTCTCAAAATTCTACACTTCTTGGAAATAACATTGCATTCTTATTTTCAGATGACATCAACCTCCCAAGAACTGGGACTACTACTGGTGGAGTGCCAAGTTTTTTCCCAAGAACAACCTGGAATGTAACTCCTTTTGTAAACAGACCACAGGCTCATGCCTACACTGACCTTCTGGCAGCAGACATCAATACCGACCAAAGGCCGTGGAGTGGAGTTAGTCTTGCAGTTCCAGTTTCAGAAAATTATCCAACAAACACCAATCAAGGATATAATTATGACATTCCTGTGGGATATGTTTCTTTGGATAAAGGATTCTTGGTTTTGACTCACCCAGATATTGTTGATAATATTCCTTGGGACCAAGGCTTCCAATTGCATACAAATGTTGTCAACACAGGTTCAACATCTGCTACAACAAATGTTTATTTTGACAACATAGCATCTAAACTAACATTTAATGACATCAACATTAACTTTAGAACTTCTGTAGTTTGTCTCGCTCTTCCAACTGAGTTTGTATTCTCTACGAATCCATCTTGGAATCTTGCCTTTAACATTCAAGAACTTGACAGTGAAACTAATGGTTTTGACCCCGTTCAAGTGACAGAGATTGGTCTTTATAATAAAAATAGTGAATTAATTGCTGTCGCTAAGCTTGATAGGCCAGTTGAGAAAAATTACACAAACTTGATAACCTTCAACCTTGATATAGATGTATAACGGATTGATTATCAGTTAGTTATGACTGAAGTTTATAAAATAAAAAATATGATTAATGGCAGGATTTATATAGGTTTTGCCATTAATTTTCCAAGACGCATAGGCGAGCATACAAATTTACTTAAGAGAAACAAACACCATTCAAAATATTTACAGAACTCCTGGAATAAATATGGATTGGACTGAGCTCCCCATCTTCAAAAGATATTTCAATAAATTTAGATAAAAACATAATTAGAAGAGCCCTTGATATTAACAAGGGCTTTTTTTATATTTTATAAAAACAAAATTATGATTCTTGCACTGGATGTATCTACAAGCTGTATTGGGTATGCTTTATTTAATGAGGCTGGCGATGAGCTTATGGAGCTTAACTATATAAAATTTAGAAGTAAAATTAGCTTATTTGAAAAGCGAGTTGAATTTATGAAACAAATTAAGTTTCTTGAGAATTCAGATATAAAACATATTGTAATTGAAGAACCTCTTAAGAAATTTAAGGGAAAATTCTCAAGCGCAGATACAATTGCTCTTTTAAATTTCTTTAACGGAATGATTAGTGGAACTGTTCATGAAATGTTTGGCATCGAACCTATACACTACAATGTTAACACAGCAAGAAAAGTGGCATTTCCTAATTTCAAACCCCTAAAAGACAGCGCTTCAAATAAGCATGCAATTTGGACTCTCGTTAGAGATAGAGAACCTCACATTGTTTGGAAATATGGACCAAAGACTGCAAAGCTTGTTGATGAAAATTATGACATGTGCGATTCATACGTTGTGGGATTATGCCACATTAACATAATGCAAGAGCAATTGGCTGATTAAATTCTTGCTTTACTCACCACAATGCCATATATTTGCATTATGGATGGTAATAATGACTACATAATAGTTCAGACAGTTAGAGGATTTTTGGGGGAACCCAAGAGTGAGCATGACGCATTATCCAAAAAACAATGGCAATTTAATTGTCCATCTCCTAAGTGTCGTCATGACATTGACAAATTCAATCTTGAGTACAATTCTGAAAAACACCTATTCAAATGTTGGAAATGTGACTACCGAGGTTTTGTATATCAATTGGCTCAAGATTATGGCTCCACAACGGACTTGCAAAGAATACAGTCAATACTCCCCATAAATAAGGTTGATAGTCTTAGGAGTCAAGCTACAAGCAAACCAAAAGTTGACCATCACCTTGTAACCTGTAAGTTGCCAGAGGGATACCTTCCCCTCGGAATAAACAGAAACACTCCATTATACAAACTCGCTTGGGATTATCTTGTCCATGAGAGAAAAGTTAGTCCGAGCTTTATTGACAAATATGAAATAGGGTACACAGAAGTTGGTCCAAGAAGATTTAGAATAATCATACCATCTAAAAATGCACTTGGAAAGATTAATTACTATGAGGCACGTTCTTATATTAAGGGCCCAAAAGTAATTCCATACATTAAGCCTCCAGGAGAAGAAGTTCACAAGAACGATATTATATTCAATGAGTATTTTATAAACTGGGACCTTCCAGTTTTCCTTGTGGAAGGGGTGTTTGATATGTTTCGATTGCCAAATGCAATACCAGTTCTTGGAAAGGAGATTTCAGACTTATTAGTAAGTGAGTTGATGAAGCATAATTGCACTGTAATAATATGCTTTGACCCAGATGCAATAGATAAAACAGTTGAGACATATACTAAGCTCTCTTCTTTAGGTTTGAATGTTTTTTTTGTAGATTTAAGAGACTACGATAAAGATATTTCCAAGATTTATGAAGACCACGGAAAAGAGGAGGTTGTCAAAGCAACAAGGAATATAAAGAGGCTTGATTTGTCAATGCAAATTAGCAAAAACTTAAAAGAATAATAAAATGAAGATAGCTCACTTAGCAGACATCCAAATACGTTTTGGGTCAAGACACGATGAATACAGACAGGTTTTTGATAGACTCTATGAAGACCTCAGGAAGCAGAAGCCAGATAGAATTTATTTGGCTGGAGACCTTGTGCATCATAAGATAAACATGTCTCCAGGTTCTTTTAATCTATTGGCGGAGTTTTTAATAAATTTATCAAGAATTGCTCCGACTGATGTTATTCTTGGAAACCATGACCTTAATCTTCAGCAGCTTGAGCAGGGCGATGCTATTTCGCCAATATTTTATCTTGCTAATTTAATTGAGGGAGGTGCTGAGAAAAAAGCGCATATTGTTACCAATGAAAACAAGTTAGATATAGACTATAGCCAAAACGCTGTCTATTATTATCCAGACAGTGGATTCTATAATATAAATGACGAACTTGTCTATGGCGTATATTCATGTAAGGATAATGAAATTCTAACTTTAGAAAAAAAGGAGCCAGGGAAAAAATATGTAGCGTTCTACCATGGAACTGTCTATGGCGCAAGGATGGATAATGGATATGAAGACAAGCGAGATAACCTAATGCGCCTAAGCACATTCAGTAATTTTGACATGGTTATGCTTGGAGATATTCACGAATATCAGACATTTAGAGACGATGAAACAGTTGCTTATGCAGGGAGTTTAATACAGCAGAATTTCGGGGAGTCAATTGATAAGGGTTATCTTCTTTGGGATACCGATACCTGTGAGCACGAGAGAAAGTTTATTCTCAATGATTATGGGTTTGCCAAAATTGACATAGCCAGAGGAGAGGATATTGAGGAGAGAGTTGATTTTGTCAAATTTAGTAGCAACAAAAAAAAGACAAAAATATATATCATATGGGAGGATTATGAGGAAAACTACTCTGTTGAGAAAGAAAACCACATCAAGAGACTTATTAAAGATAAATATGGATGTGAAAGTGTTCGGGTCGAGTTTAAGGAGATAAGGAGAGAAATCTCAAGCGTTTCAGAAGATGATGAGACCCATCAATATACTTTCGAGGAGATATTCAAGGAATACATAAAAGAAGGAGAGTTCAACATTGAAGACGAGCTCATGAAGGAGCTCATCCAATTTTCAAGAGAAGTTGATACAGCGCTTGAGATTGATGAATCTCATTTGAATTATGTTGATGACTGGGACTTGAATTCTATAGAAGTAAGCAATATACTCTCGTTTGACAAAAAGCCAATTATAATTGACTTTGACAAGATTACTGGGCTTACTGGTATCTTCGGAAAAAACTTCAATGGTAAATCAAATGTTGTAAAATCTATTGTATGGGGTCTATATGAAGAAATACTTGGTGGCAACCAAAGTAGTTCAAGGTATCTCGTAAATATTTATACAGATTCCGATACTGGGTATGTAATCTTAAATCTCACAATCAATGGAGAGAAATATAAGATTACAAGAAAGATTACAAGTAAGAAGGGGAAGAATACATTCAGCACCAGCTATCAAAAGTTAGTTCAAAAGTACAATGATGACGGTGAACTTGTTGGTGAAAATTGGGAAGATAAATTGTCTGATAGAAAAACTGGAGAACAAAAGGAGGTTAAGGAACTTGTTAAAGATGCAATCGGTATTTTTGATGATTTTACCAAAACTTCTTTGCAAGCTCAAGGAGGAAGTGGTGATTACATCAATCAATCACAACAGCCAAAAAACAATCTAATTAGTAGATTTCTTGGTCTTGAGACCTATAAGAATCGACATGATTATGCAAAAAAATTCTTCAATGATGTTACCAGGAAGCAAAAGGACCTTGGCAACACAATTGAAATTGAAAATAAAATTATTGATATTGATAGTCAAATTTTAGAGAAGCAAAAAGAGCACGACTCTTTCAGGGAAGAGAAGAGTATTTCTGAGATTAAACAAAACGATGTTAATGATGAGATTATTGAACTTACAAGACAGCTTGAGAAGATTGAAGAATCTGGAATAACAAGTAAGCAAGCTGCTGAAGACCAAATAGCAATTCTTGAGAAGACAGCCTCAACCCTGGCAATAAATATTCAATCTGCAGAAGATTGGTTATCTAAAAATTTTAAGAAAGAACTCCCATTTAGCGAGGGAGAGAGTTCTCAATCATTAAAAATAAAGCTTGACGCTGAAAACAATCAACTTCGAATGGTTGAGGCCAATCTTAAGGTTATTAATGACTTTATCACAAACAACCCTAAGAAGAAAGAAATTGCTGTTGATAAATTTCCAAAACAAATAGACGCTCTTAAAGAAAAGCTTACAGAATTAAATAATAAGCTCCCAACCTACCAAGGAAAGTGTTGTCCAACTTGTGGACATGTAGAACACACTGCAGACCCAGATAAGGAAGATGCTTGTTTGCATGATATTCAAATCACCAAGGATTTAATAGAATTCAAGGAAAAGGAAATTAAGAGTAATGATGAAATTGTGGTTCACAATAAAAAAATCGAAGATTACAAAGAAAAGATAGAAATCTCAAATCAATCTATTTCTGTAAAAAAAGAGTCGATAAAACTATTGGAGGATAAGATAAAGTTAATCGAGGGCTCTAAAGATATTATAGAACACAATAGTGAAGTTGATAGAAAAACCAAAGAGCTTAAATCTAATAAAGAAGATTTAGAGTCTACCAATAAGAAAATTGAAGACCTCAATCAGAAGATTGTTAAGTTTGAAGAAAATAAAGACAAGATTAGGAAGAATACCGAAATTCAAGAAAAAATTGATGACAAGAGAGAGTTGCTAAAGACTTATAAATTATCCACATTCAACCTTGACAAAAATATTAATATAGCCTATGGAGAACTTAAGGTTCTTGAAAACAATAGGGGGAACTATGGAGAAAAACTTAAGGACATCAAGGATACTGAGAGATTATTTAAGAAATACTCAATATACCTACAAGCCGTTCATAGGGATGGTATTCCTGCTGCAATTATCAGAAGAAAACTCCCAATCATCAATAGTAAGATAAACTCTATTTTATCAGAGGTTGTTGAATTTAAGATTGAGCTTGAGATTTTGCCGAATGGAGATATTGTTGAGACATTCTTTTTTAGTGAAGATAAGTGTGATGCACTTCCTTTGGCTTCTGCATCTGGAAGTCAAAAGTTCATTGCGTCAATTGTAATTACAGAGGCGCTTCGATATATGAGCCGACTTACCAAGCCATCAATTAGAATTATTGATGAGGGATTCGGAACGCTTGACGATGAGCTTACAATGGGTGTTGTAAATATTTTGAACTACTTACGTAATAAGTATAAAAATGTTTTGATAATCACTCACAGGAATGAGATTAAAGATTTTGCGGACAGTATCATTGAAGTTGCTAAAGTAACTGATGGCCTGGACAAAGAGGTTCTTGAGAACAATCCCAAAGCTGGATTATCTAAGATTACAATTACATAATGGCAAATAACGAGAATAAATTACAGAATTCAGAAAGGAGTATTGAGGAAATCGCCAGAGAGGCGATGGATGCAATTAAGAAATCTGAAATTGACGAGAGAAATCGTCAGGAGAGGGATTTTGCAGAGGAGGCTCAGGCCAGAGAAGCCGCACTTAAGGAGGAAGTAAATCAAAAGATAAAGAGGAAACTTAGGCGACTTGAGAAAGAGGAGTCTAAAAAGCCTGTGGAGGATTTTCAGGACCCTCGACTAATGGTTAATTGGAGCAATCCAGATAAGTCAGGAATAGTCTATGAAGGTCGCCACAATGACAAGTATACCTTTAGAATAAAAAGGGGGCTTAATTTATATCACCTTTATGTTGAAGATAAAAAGCTTATGGTTGATGCATGGCAAAGCTCAACATGTACATCCGTTGATTTATTTACACTAAAAGAGAAAGCGGATAAAATTTTAAAAGAGGCAATATCAAGAGAGGCTAAACTCAAAAAGAGTGAGGAGGCGAAGAAGGGTCTTTAGGCTTCATTATATCATGTTCCCTTGGAAACATTGTAAACCCTCTTTTTTTTCCTATTTTCTCAAGAGCTATTATTCCGATGCTGGAACCAGGAACCAACTGAAGTCCTATTAGAGCCAGTGCTTTGCCGACATCTATGCTCTGTTCTTTCAAGAATTTAACTTCCTCATCCGTTACCTGCTTTTCATCTCTAATTAATCTTGTTAGTATTTTTGCTGCAACAATAGTTTCTTTTGACTCTCTCTTGAAAGTCAATTTCACTTCAATTATTATGATGTATAGCTTTTTAGATTGCTTTTTAAACCAAATCTTGATTTTCTTCATATGCAATTATACGAAATTATTTGAAGAAACTCCTAATATCTTTCTTCTTTTCTTGTATTGGCTGGTCAGAATAGCCCATTTGCTCAATATCTCTATCCACTGGAGCCTGTTGCTGTGGCTGAGCTTGTGGCTGAGCTTGTGCGACTTGCTGCTTAGACTGAGCAATAAGCTGGTCTTGGTATTCTTTGGCAACCTTAGGGCTATATGTTACAATCTTAGTTGACATAGCCTTATCGTTTGGATTGTATCCAGGTATATTATTACTAAAGAACCTTCCAGTAAACCACATAGACTTTAAATTTTCAGTCTTAAAAAGCCTCCAGGCATTCATACCATCTTTCTCCGCCTCTATTTCCGCACTCCTAACTCCAGTTTCTCTTGCGGCCTTTTCTGATTGGCCAGTGATGTGAAGTCCTCTAATTACAGTGTTTCCTTTTTTATCGGTTCCCATTGCAACTGGGTGAATAATTCTATATTTTGTAACAGGCATCTCATACTTATCATTCTTAGAGCGATAACCAATTCCAATTTCACGACCCTGTTCAACAGCTTGCTTCATAAGGTCGGTATTGAAGGGAACTCTCTCATTGCTCTTAGACATTATTTTGTTCTTTTCTTCAGCGGAAACTTCCAAAATAAGAGATTCGGATAATACTTCTCGAATTATTTTTCTGATATGTGCCTCTGTTATATTTGCCATTTTCAATAAATATCTTCTAAATTTTTGATTTTTAGGTTTTTTTTTCACATATTTAGTAAAACTCATCAAAAGTGGATAAAGATTTAAACTACATATCGCCCAATAATAAATATGCTGATAAAATACATATTAGCTTTAGCGAGTTTAGTTTATTTAATCAATGCGGCCACAAGCACTTGGTTGAGAAACATTTAAAGCTAACAGAGTCTGCAATGACTGTTCATCTTTTTTTTGGTAATGCAATACATGCTGCCATTGAAAAGTCACTTAAAGATGCAATTGGCCTAAATAGGAGGATAGATTTCTTCAAGAGAACATTTGCCAAGGATATGCTTGACCACATGAGAGATGAGCCAGGATTTCAACAGGAGCTTGATGATTACCTAAAGCAAGGAGAGGAGTTGTTGAATATCCTCTCAATAGAGGATATATTTAGTAAGTATAAGATAATATCTGTTGAGGAGCCCTTATTTGAACATATTCATGGGGAATTTTACTTCAAGGGGTTTATTGACCTTGTGGCTCAGAATAGAGAAAGTGGCAAATATGTAATTATTGACTGGAAGACTTCTGGGCAAAAATGGAACATCAAAAAAAAGCTTGTTGATGACACATTTATTTGTCAAATGAGATTCTATAAATATTTCTGGTCGAGAAAGAATAATATTTCTCTGGATAAAATAAGTTGTGAATATATAGTTCTTAATAGACTTAAGGATAAAAAAAAATCAGACTCTGGCTGTGGTGGAATACAGTATGTAGAAGTTAACTCAACAAATGAAGAAATATATGATTCACTACAAAAATTAGCAGATACTATAGAGAGCATTCACATAAACAAGAGATTTCCTAAAGTTAAACATTTTGGAAATGAATTTCTTGGATGTATGTTTTGTAAATTTAAAGGAGGGAAACACCCTTTGTGTAATAATAATAAAAACCAAGACAAGCAGTTGCTGCTTGAAAATAAAAACAAAAGTAATGGAAAACAAAAAGTTAATTAAAAAAATCAAAAAGAAAGCTTTTAAGCAATTTGAATTAGACCTTAAAGTATCTGTACTTAAGGAGTTGTACGGAAATGAGTCTAAGAAGCAAATTAAGAAGATTAGAAAGCAAATTTTGCGTGAGATGCAAGAAGAGCTCTTTGGCACGCAAAAAGCTCTTAAAACGACAGAAAAAGAAGAAACCTCAGAACCAGGTTTTATTCACACAAACACTGTTGACATAAGTGAGTTCGATACTAATTCTTCAGAAGAATCAAAAGAACAAGAAGAGCAGGATGAGCAAGCTCTATCACACGAGTCTGGAAAAACATTTGAGTACGGTGGTTTTAAATTTGATGTAGACAGAATGAGCTCTATAGTTACTGGAAAAAGACTTGATAAAGTTATTTCTAAACCAGGGATTGAGAGAACTGGAAAACCAAGTAAAGAGCTTATGCTTCACACATCAATACCCACCTCGAATCTATCAAAAAAACGTGAAATTGAGGATAGAATAGCTGATATAAAAAGTGGTACAAATTCAGATATTAAAGATGAATTCTTAAAGCGCATATCTACAAAAGCTCCAGAAACGAGTTCACCAGACATTAAATACACTCAAGGTTTCAATTTAGAGCCAAGAACCCCGCTTAGTTCAATGAATACTGTGCCATCCCTGAAGGAGTATATTAAGAGTGATTTAGGAAAAATAACCCCAGCAAGAAAAGAAGAGATTTCATTTTTCATTGGAAAACTTAAGGAGGGAATAGATAATCTTAAAAAGGGTGAAAAAAATATTTTCTATAGAAAAAAAGAAGATGATGTATACACTTTTTCTTTTGAAAAACCAAAGTATGATAAAAATGACTTCAGCTTCAAGTTTAACTTGGATTTGAATATGAATACTTACGGAGCAAAGATAAACACATTTGATTTTAATATTGATGGGTTTAATTTCGACAAAGGATTCGTTGAAATTCTTGACATCGTTAAGGTCCTTGAGTCAGCTGGATTTAACCTAATGACATATATTAAAGAAATTAATGAAATTAATAGTACTTCAGCTGAAATAAAAGAATCCATCAAAACTAACTTAGTGAATAACTCTGAGGCCATAAGAGCTAATACAAAACTTGCAAATTTTATTTTTGATGATAGAATATTAAGAGTTCTTCAAAGTAATGATATTAATACTTATGGTCAACTTCAGAAAATTGAAGATTTGACATCTCTTAAGGGCATTGGTGCTAAGACTTCTGAAAAAATTAAAAACTTTATCAAATAAGACTATGGCATATTACAATATACAACAAATACTTGACTACATAGGCGAGAGCATCAAGGAAATTGAATCAAAGGGATTAAAGCCTCTAAATCCTGTGGCAGAAGTAGTAAAAAGGCTTAATGATGAAGAGGATATGGTTGGTTTTTTTTGGCTAAACTACCTTCAGGGGGAGAGTGCTGGAGAAAAAATAAAAATGGAAGGGAAGTCTTGGTATAGAATAAATCACAACTTATACACTGACGATAGGTTTGCAATAGACCTCTATCAGGCTATGAAGGCTGGGATTAATGTAACTGATGTAATCAACAAGAGAGAACAAGATAAAGAACTTGCTAAGCAGGGAATTGTTGACATAAATTCTCTTGAGGAAAAAATAAAAGAAAATATTAAAGAAGATGGAATTGAATGAGTTGGAAGAGCTAAGGGGTTATAGTGAACTTGATTTATTGTATAAATTGATTGAGGTCGCTAAGGATAACACAAAAAGAACTGAGCAATTCTTAAAGGGCAACAAAACTGCTGGAGTTGATGTTAGACATTCCATGCAGGATGTTCGCCTATTGGCCGAATTCATTCGAGAATCCATACAAATCAAAAAAGGTACAAAGCAGCCAGATGTTGGAGAGTATAAGGGAGAATTGATTCCCTTGACCAAATTAGAAAAGGCAATAGTTGACAAGAGAGAGAGTATTGAAAAAGAAGAAATATTCATAAAAAGAGCTGAAAACCTTAGAATTAAAAAGAAGAGGGAGAGAATATAATAATCTCACTTTTCACTTGATTCAATAATCTGTAATGCTTATATTTATCAATGGCAAAGAAGAAAGAAGTAACACCAGTTAAGCTAAGGAAATTAAGGACAAATTATGAACTTAGATTCGACTATCTACCTATCTTAACTACATATATCAAAACGCTCCCAAAAGAACATAGAAGCGTCAGAGTTGACAATGTGCTTGATGTTAATGGTGGAACAAGGGATGAGTGGGTTAGAATAATACGGGAAGTTCAGGTGGGAAATATTATATCCTTCCTTGTAGATAATTCAATTCCGTTTGTATTTGAAAACCTCCTTCCAGAAGAGTTGGATAGTCTCAGAAGAGATTACGTAGAAAGACAAAAGAGAGTGGCCGAGGCACTTAAATCAAAAGAGGCAGCACTCACACTTGATGATATGGATTTTAGTTTCATGAAAATACAGCCATATGATTACCAGAAGCAGGCTGTTAAATTTTTTGAAATAAATCAAGGCAAAGCTATTCTTGGTGACCAACCAGGAGTGGGAAAGACATTGCCCCCAATTGCATATGCAGCTAAAAATAGATTGAAGACACTTGTAATATGCCCTGCCTCACTTAAATTAAACTGGAGAAAAGAAGTTGTTAATTTTAGTAATGAAAAAGCTCACGTATTTAAGTACACTCCAAGTAAAAGGAGTAAAAATAAGAATTACAGCAAAGACGAGAGTTTGTTTCACATCATAAATTATGAATCAATACAGAGCTACATCAAGCTTGAATATAAGCATAAGTGTGGTGGGAATGTTATTGTGCCTGGAAAAGGTACACAAAAATGTGGAACCGAGATAATTGACCTCAACAAGAAGCATAAGAAATGTGAGATGTGTAAGAACACAAATTCATTCAAGACAAGAATTAATGGTCTTGTATACATACAAGATAAGGATGGTAGTGTTCTTGACCCAGAAGACTATGATATGATTGTTATTGATGAGTTTCATAGAATTAAAAGTGTTAAGACCGATTGGACCCAAATTATCAAGAAAGCATTTAGAGATACTGTTGACAAGAGGATTTTAATATCTGGAACCGCAATTAAAAGTAGGCCCATGGAATTCTTCTCAGGACTTAATTTTATGGACCCAGATATGTGGAATTCGAGTCATGACTTTGGACTTAGGTACTGTGCCGCATATGAAACTAATTTTGGCTGGGATTATAGTGGCGCTTCTAATCTTGAAGAATTATTTACAAGAATATCTCCTTATTTCCTTAGGAGACTTAAAAAAGATGTACTAAGCCAACTTCCAGATAAAACTTATACAGAGATTGAAATTGAACTTACTCCAACAGAGAGGAAAGAATATGAAAAACTTCTCAAGGAGATGAAGAAGGTAGTTGGAGAAGGAGGCACCGAAGAAGAGAAGGAGCAGTCATATCTTGAGAAAATACACAAGCTAAAGCAGTTTACTGGAAATGTGAAACTCAATAGAATGATTAGTGATGGTATAATTGACGACATATCAAGTAATTCAGAAAAAATTGTTGTCATGTCCGATTATCAAATACTGGCAGAAACACTCTACAAAGAATATAGCGATAGGGCTGTTATTCACACTGGAAGCATGAATCAAGAAGAAAAACAATCTTCTGTCGATAAGTTCCAGGAAGATAAAAATATTTGCCTATTCTCTGGTATGATTGGGGCCTCAGGAGTTGGAATTACTCTTACAGAGGCATCTAAGCTTATATTTCTTGGATTTGCATGGACTCCAGCTGATATGGAGCAGGCAGAGGATAGAATTCACAGGGCTACAACTACACATGACAATATCCAGATAATTCAATACATTTGTGTTGATACAATTGACGAAGACATTAACGAATTACTTAAGGAAAAGTCACAAGTTGTAAGCAAGGTTCTTGATAATAAAGATTTTAGTAAAAGGATTAATGTTTCTAATGAAAGCATTTTCAAAAGTTTATTAGAAAGATTGAGATAGGAAATATAATTTTGTTTTTTTTGCTCTATTTATTGGAAACAAAGTATAATAACGTTAACAAGTAATACTGTCATGGCAAAAAAAGAATTAACAATCTCTGAATTCAGAGAAATCATTAGAGAAGAAGCTCTTAAACTTAAGAAGAGAATTGTTCTTGAAAATGAAAAGAAAGCTCTTGAGTCTGAGCTTAAGTCACTTATGAATGAATCTTACATGGAAGAAATGGAGATGGAAGAAATGGAGATGGAAGAAGATTTGGATGAAGGATTATTTGGACCAGGCAAGGGCGAAGTTGAATCTAACAGACAAGCGCTTTCTGCACAAATTGATGCACTTCTTGCTAAGGTTCCAGCTGGAATGGAGTTTATGGGTTCTAAAGATGAAGTGCTTAAAAAAGCAGCTGCTTCTAACTTTAAGGGTCAGCCTTGGTTGAGAAAGAGTAGAACTGGTAAGTTAGTGCTTGGATTTGAACCAGAACTTACTGGCCTTCAAAAACTTGCTACTGCGGCAGGTGGCGCACTTAAAGGTGGTCACTCATTCGGTTCAGGTGGACCAAATGAATAATTAAGGTATATAAAATAAAAAAAGGCGACTCAAATTGAGTCGCCTTTTTTGTTTGTTTGATGTATTATTTCTTAATTTCAATAGAATCCTCAATTGCTGTGTAAGCCCCCTCCATGAATTTGTAACTATTTTTGTGAAACTCACGATAGTTATAAGAGCGAATTGTTTGTTGGATAAACACAAGAGCAAGTGCTCCAGTAATAATTGGCACCACCATCCCTAATGTGGGGATAAATAATGTGTAGGCCGTAATTGCAGCAAAAAACACTAAGCTAATTACTGAAAAATTAAGCTTATCCTGGAACTTGTGGATTAAGTCAATTTTTTCTTTTCTTTGTTCATCTTGAACTTCTCTCATTTCGATTGGTAATAAATTCATAACTTTAATTTTTATTGGTTCTTCCTTGTTATACGTCATTTGTTATAAAAATGTTACAACATATCAAATCTTTTTAATAAATAGACCAATATTTCTAACATTAGAAACGCTTTTTATTCCCTATTTATAGTAAAAAGTATTATGATTACATTGGGAGATAGAGGCCCTGAAGTGTCTCAGTTACAAAAAAACTTATCTACACTTGGTTATGATTTAATTATTGATGGTCATTTTGGTAACAAGACTTTGAGGTCACTTAAAGCCTTCCAAAAAAAGTATGGACTATTGGTTGATGGCATAGCTGGTCCCAAAACCCTATTGACACTAAAAGCGGCTCAAAAAAGAACTTCGAAAGAAGAAAAAGATTCTAAATATAGCAAGAGCTATGGAAATTTAGAGGTGGATATTAACCATAACCAGCCCTCAGAGCAATATTTAAAGCAAACTACATCTAAGGATAAAATTTTTATTCACTATACTGTTAGTGGTCCTGATGCAAAAAGTGTAATAAAATATTGGGACAAAAATGTGGAAAAAGTATCTACCGCATTTGTTATAAGCGGTAGAGGTTCTGAGGATGGAAAAATTTATGAAGCATTTAATCCAGATTATTGGAGCTATCACCTCGGAATAAAGGGAACTAAGGGAAGGCTTGATAGGAGTTCTGTTGGAATTGAAATTTGTTCCTGGGGTAGACTCAATAAAAAAGGAGAAAAATTCTTCAATGCTTATGGAGGAGAAGTTTCTGCAGATGAAGTTTATACTGTGGACAGCCCTTGGAGAGGAAATTTGTATTATCATTCTTATAGTGATAAACAATTGCAGTCACTTGAAAATTTATTGCTTTGGATTATTGGGGAATACAAGATACCAGTTCAAAATATTGAATTTAATAAAGACTGGGCTGAATATAATGATAAGTTAGTTGCATCAGGGGCCCCTGGCATCTGGACCCACACTAATGTTCGCAAAGATAAGCAAGATACATACCCTGACAATAGATTGTTTGACACGCTTAATAGGGTTAAAGATAAGATAAATAGAAAATAATGACAGAAAAGGAAGTAAGAGATATTGTTAAGAGTGTGCTCAAGAGTCAAATGACCGATATTCCAACAAAGGAGCAGGTTAAGAAGATTTCAAAAGATGAAGCAGAAAAAGTTACAAAGAAATTTGCTGATGACACCCCTAATCGTAAAGAGGTTAAGGATATGATAAAAAACACCTTACTTGCCTACCACAAGTGGATGTGGGAGAAAAAGGGTATATGGATGAATCAAATTTAAGAATATGACCAGAAATGAATTAACAGAAATGATTAGGCAAGAAATTCGTTCTCTTGCTTTTGAAGAACTTAGAAATAAGTCTAAGGAAAAAAATAGCGAAAAAAATAGGATATTTAAACCTAAGGGTCTTTCTGAAGAAGAGCTTGAGCTCGCATTGTTTCATGGTGGAGGTAAGCCAGAAGAAAAGGATATTACAAAAATATTACCAGTAACCATAAGAGAAGGTTATGACAATGGTATACCGCAGATACAATCATCTGAAGTAACTGAGTTTGAAGATTCATTTGAGGAAATGCTAAGAGAGGTTGATGGTGCGTCTGTTGTTTTTGATAAGCAATCAAATGGCTATTCACTTAAGATGTGGATTAGTAAAGAGGGTATTGAGGCAGGAGCATCTGGCTCCATCGAAATGGGAAGCAATGGAAAAATTAATTGGGCATATTCTCTTAAAAATGGTCTTATAATAAGTACTGAAAATTTGAAAGTAGATAAGGGCAATAGAAATGTTCTTGAGAAACTGTACAACAACTACAATACTTGGCAAAAGGACTGGAGAGATAAATTAACAATTTCTCCAGGTGAAAATCAGGCTCAGGCAGAAGGTCCAGCCCCAGGGGCACCTGAGCCAGGGGGTCCTGTAGATGCTGGGACAGAAACTCCAGCCCCATAATACAATCATAACTATTTACTTTAGAACGCCTATATATTATATTTTATTGGGTTTATGAATACTATTCAAAAAATAATCGACAATCAAAGGAGTTATAGGAAACTAATACTTCAGTGGCTAACTAATGATTTGAGAGATGCTAAAAAAGCGTTGTCTGAAATAAAAAGTGAAGATGAATATATTAAGGCTGAAGTTGACAAATTGAAGAATAGATTCAAAAAAACTTTATATAAAAAAGAAATCGACAGATTGTTTTTTATGCACCCCAACAGGAATGAAGAGTTTTATGCTTGGTGGGATGTTCAAGGACAAGAAGTGCTTATTTTAAATTATGGCAAAAAGTAAAAAAGAACTATTACCAATTCTATTGGATTTACACTACAAATACTCAATGAATAAATTTGAGGAGTTTTATGGTGATTCAGTAAGCTATTCCTCAATAGAACAAGAAAGCTACATAGACCTTAAAGAAATGTCTTTTGAGCAAATAAGTAAGGGTATAAAATTCAGAAAATTTGGAAGACAAGGAAATGTGCTAACAGTTAAGATGGATATTACATTTCCTGATTATGAATTATTTCTGAAGATATTTAGAGGAGAGTGTGATGATGAAGTTAATCGTAAAAGATTTAATTTTCTTCACGATTTTGAAATATCAAATATTAGAGACCTTACAAGAGAAGAAAAAATACGATTTAAAAAATCAGTAGACCCCATTGATGATGAATCAGAAGATGAATCCGAAGATGAGTCAGATGATATAGAAATTAATGACTCTGATTTAGAATCCCTTGAAGACATCGGGGATATTGATGAAATAGAATTTGAAGACGAAGACTAAAAAATAACATTATGACATTAGAAGAAAGAAGAAGAAGAATGAAAGAGGCTGGAATTCCATTGCCTATTACAAACCCTCTAAGTGAAGGTTCTGCTGCAGCAATTCCAGTAACATCTCAAAACGCAGATAAGCATGCAAGATTGCAGGCACTCAAGAGTGGTGCAAATAGAAATCAAGTTCAAAGCCTTGTTAAGGCGACTGGCTCGCAAGGAAATGCAGGATTTCAAGGAATCCCAGAGGTTAAGATGAAAAAGAATCCAAACCATCCAGGAAATAAACTTAGCGACCCAAGCATGGCAGTTAAGCCTCAAGATAACTTTGGACCTGTAACTCCTGTAAACGATGAGTTGTCAGCCATAGAATCAATGTTTACTGGCGTAGGAGCATCTCCAGCATACAACCCTATGCCAGCGGCTCAAAACACGAATCAACCAGAGTTATCAATTCAACAAGATGGTTATGGACCAACTTTTGACCCAGTAGGAATGCTTGCTAAAAAAAGACAGCAAGTTCAAGGTAATCAATATATGCAGTTTGCACAGCAAGAGACAGTTCAACAAGCGCTGGCTCCATTGCAGGAGATGTCAGAGCAGCAAAATTTTGACTTTCAGAATATGAAAAGTATGATGGAGCAAATTGCTAAGAATACTATATCAGAAGTTCTTAATAGCTATACCGAAAAGAATAAGGGCAAGCTTACGTATGAGAATGTTGATGTCAAAACAGCTGATGGAACTCAGGTTATAAAAACCCAAGACGGCAAGTATTATAAATTGGTCCCAGTTAAATTGAAGAAAGGTTAAATTCCGAATTTTTTAAGATATTTTTCGGTGAATATAAACTTTACCTTACCCTCTAAAGCCCTTCCATCTTTTAGTTCTTCTAAAAAATCTGGAAGGGTTTTTCTTAACACCCTTATGTCTCCACACTCTATGTGAGATGATAGTGCTCCATTTCTGCAGATATTAACAAGTTCTCCTTGTGAGAATTGACTGTTTACAAGTGTAACATATTCGTTTTGAATTGCAGCATCAGCATGCTCAATGATGTGACAAAGTTTACAGGAAGTTCTAAATTTAGAATCTTCAGGGTTCTCAAAATTCTCTTCCACAAGATGAACATCAAGTACTTTATCTGGAATAACGTCATAAGGTTCAAATCCGCACCCCTGACACTTATGTCCATCATCTCGAAATGTTCTGCTCTTTATTTTTTCCCATAATTCAGGGCCAACTTTATTTCTAAAATCTTTATCTGATGCAGATATGGTTGGGCGTAATTCAAACTTATCGTCTACCTCCATTTATTTATTCTTTTTTGGTTTGATTATGAAATACATATTTTTGCCCACAAGCTTTGGTAGGGCTTCTGGAATTCCATATTCTCCTATTTCTGTAGCAAATTTTGCAAGAACTAACTCACCTTTGTCTTTAAACATTATGGACCTACCCTTGAATAAAACGGAGACCTTAACTTTATTTCCCTTCTCAAGGAATTTAATTGCATGCTTTTTCTTTGTCTCATAATCATGCTCCCCTATGTTTGGGCTAAGTTGAATTTCTTTGACAACTACCTTAGATTGTCTGTCTTTGAGCTCTTTTTCTCGCTGCTTCTCTTGGTATAAGAATTTAGTGAAGTCTAAGACTTTACAAACTGGTGGGTTTGCAGTTTCACTTATCAAAATAAGGTCAAGTCCAATTTCACGAGCCTCCCTTAGTGCATCAGAAGTTCTGTATACTCCACTGGCTAATCCTTCGATTATTCTCACCTCTGTAAATCTAATTTTCTCGTTAATTGTGTACTTAGACCCAGGCATTTCACGCCTTCCTCTGTTGTTATCGTTCTTCAAGTTTTAAATTTTAAGTTGTCGAATGTTTTTTAAACTATTTACTTATACGCAAATATACAAAAAAAGTTTAGATAAAATAGTGGATTTTATCTTTTCTGCAATATTTATAGAAAAAATACATCATATGAATAAGATAACAATTTCTTCTGAAGACCTTAAAAGACTCATCAAAGAAGAGGCAATTAAAATCCTTAAGGAAGGAAATGACAAGATTACTGACGCAGGGGATACTATGGATGTGAAGATGAATCAATTGGATAGAGTTGATAACTCTGACGGTTCAGCTTTCACTAAAAATACTGATGGTAAATTCGAAAAGAAGAAGGCTAACATGACAAATGAAGAGCTTCCTACTGATGTTAAGATGAATAAAAACGATGGTGACCAGGGTCATGATGAAAAGATAGCTACCGCTGTTAAGGTTGATGCCGCAAATTCAACTAAGAAAGGTACTGCTGACAACCCGCATATTGAGGGAATGAAAAATAGCAACTTTGAATCTAAGAAAGGAAATCAATCAGTTAAGGCATCAGCTCCTTTCGAGGATAGAAAAGAAAAAGTTGACATGAATTCTGAGGATAGAGTTGTTGGAGACGGAGCTAAGACTTATGTTGAAGCTGGTGGAGACATAACTGGAAAAGAAAAACATACAACTGGACAAAAGAAGGCTGTAGCCAGCGAAAAAGCTCCAGGGTCAAAAGAAACTCAAGAAAGAATTGCAAAAGGAATCGAACTTCCAGAAGGATTCAAAAGCAAAAAAGAGTTGATAGATTTCATTAATGAAAATGCAAAAAAAATCTCTAAATTACTTTAATAATGATAAAGCTATTATTCAACTACAGACCAGAGGGTCACTCGATTTCTACAAATTTAGGAAATAAAGAAATCGCAGTAATCAGAAAAGGCCCAAGAGGCATTGTGAGTGTTATTAAAAACGAAGGTCCACTTGTTATATGGGATTCAGAAAGTTCTGATGCTCACGAAAATGATTCTGAAGCAGATTTGATTCAAAAAACAATTGACGTTCTTAACGCATAGAACTAAAAAATATCACATAATAGAAACCAAGGTCCAAAAGGCCTTGGTTTTTTTGTATTAAATGAATATATTTCTAAAAATAGATAATATGATAAAAAATACAATTTTAAATTTAGACACAATTAACTCAGAGTATTCATTTATATTTGAAGAAGCTGTTGCTGACAGATATTTCTGTAATTGTGGAGAACAATTTATAAGCGCCAACGAAGAAGAGGTGGTAGACCTTCAACATGTCCTTAGTGGAGAGAGTGAGAAAGATGAGTTGTACGGAGGAATTTATAAGGATATTAAATTGTCTCTTGATAAAAAAATAGTCTGTCCTCATTGTGATAAAAATTACAACAATCAAGATGTAAAAAGAAAGCTAATTACCATAGGGGAGTTTTTTATATCTGGGTACGAGTTCCAAGAAACAGATACTGACCTAATAATATATTATGCAAAAGCATGCCCTGGATTAGCCAAGAGAGAGGATGAAGATGGGAATAAAGAATATAAAGTTGTATTTGACGAATCCATAAAATACATTCGATTTGAGAAAGAAACCAAGAAATTATTCTACAGAGAGTTTGGCGATTCTCCTGAGGTTGAATTTGGTCTTGATAATGTAATCAGGTATGTGAATAAATTTTTCATAGTAGAAACTGATAAGGTTATTGATATTTATAAACTACACTTATATATCAATAGATTGGCTAATTTTGTTTCTGACACAAGAAACGGAAATATAGTACATGAATTCTTGAGTTTCATCAGAAATACTCCAAATGATGTTGGAATAAATTTCATAAAGAAACTTTTATCCATATTTTATGGAATCATAAAGTACAGCAATCTATCAACAATAGCGCTCACAAAGAGTTCTCAATTTTTATATGAGTTGATGTTGGAGTGTGAGATTCCTTCATCTGAAGAAATGGAGCAAAGTGGTGCTACATCACCAGTTAACATATTCAATTTCCTTGTCAACAAATACATCAATAAACTAAATGAGGAAGTCAATGAGGATAATAAAGATGCTCATGATTTTTATTTCAAGTCAAAAAATAGAGTTGAGTATGAGAAAGACACCAACAAGAGTGAAGACGACTTAAACTACAAGGTTGTAGATGAAGATGTTGAGGCAAGTTATTTGGTTAGACAAAATAAGTCATACAAAGGCGGTAAGGTCGTGAATGCAGATGGAAAATTCCAAGTGCTTGATGCTGTTGAAGATGGAACTATCTCTAAATTTATTTACAAAAAAATAGAAAACTTTTCTCAATACAAGCAAATCATCAAGTATTTTAAATTCTATGATAAAAAAGGAGTTATTAGTTTGCTTCAAAAATATGACCTGGAATTATTGACACACGCTATTGATGCATTTTACTTCAGAAGCAAAATGGAGCCAGGTGAGCTTGATAGGGTTCTACAAATAATTGAAAGCTTTGTTGAGACAAGATTTTTCTTTAAGGACTACAAAAACGTAAAAGATTTCTCTTTTGTCGAATACGATGATGCCCAGTTGATGATGGAAGTCATGGAGTTTGACCCAAAGAAGCACTTCAATAAAATAAAGACTTATGATGAGCTTGTTGAGTATCATGACAATCTTGTTAAATTCTATAAAGTTAAGAGTGAAATAGAGAAATCAGGCGCTATTGAAGAGTTTGTTTCTAAGTTTAGATTTCTTGAGACAGTTGGCGAAGGAGATTATGAGGGACCTCTTGAGGTTGTCTTATTTGATACCGCTGGTAGAATTATGAAGGAAGGTCCAGAGATGAGACACAGTGCCTCTGAATACGCTGTAAATGTTGCTCAGGGAACATATTTAATGGGCTCAGTATTTGATAGAGACCCAAATCGACCAGCCAAGGAGATGGAGAGGTACACCATAGGATTCAAGTATGACTCTAAATATAAGGAACTTGTATTTGACCAGGTTAAGGGATTTGCCAATGAGCTCGGCAGCAATAGATTTAAGAAGCTTGTTATGGAGTACCTCACTGACAAGGACATTTCATTTCAACCAATTAAAGACTTAAGATTGAAGGATGAAGATGGAGTCGAGAAATTATAATAGCATCGGAGAATACGATAAGTCAAGTAACCTTGTTAAGTATGTTGAGTTTACAAATGACAATCAATATGTTAAGTGCTCGTATAATGTGAAGGGTAATATCTTAGAGAGAACTTATTTGCAGGATTTTAGAGCCGATGAAGAGCCTTATGTGGAAACATTAAATAGCATAGTTGAGTATAGTGATAACATTATGCTCTTCTCAATGCATCTTGATGGTGAGACATATATTAAGCCAATATTAAGTGGTCAAAGCTTTACCTCGATTAATACACCCGCTATAGTAAACACTGTCTTCAGTTGTCAAGAAGAGCACCAGAACTCTGCATCTGTAGAAACTTTTAGTATAAATTCAGATTTAATTAATGATTACTTAAATAAGTTATAGTTTCTTTAATTTCAACCTATTTATGATAAAAGTACTCAATGAAAAAGTTAAAGGATTTATGCTTAGGCGTTCTTATTAACGAAGGAGAAGAGGTAATCAGCATCTCTCCTGGTGAAGTAGGAAAAGTCTTAGATGTCAATTTTGACACTGACGACATTAAATTTGATTTTGAAACCTCTTATGGAAAAAAATTAAACCTTGTTGTGAAGACTAATGATTTCAAAAAATGGCTTGAGAGTAACAAGGGTAATTTCAAAGACGTATTTCGACATTTCATAATCGACTTTCTTGAAAATTCATCTCAAGGAGATGAGAGTCTTAATGAAATTATTGATGATAATGAAAATATAATAGGTGACGATGACATGCCAACCAATTCAACAAACACATTGGTTACAAGTCCTAAATTTGACCTTGAGAAAATATACAAATCCTTTATTCCTAAGTCAATTAGATATTATTCTGGAGGCCTTGGACTTGGATTCATTACTTGGTAAAAATTATTACAATGGAAGAAAATAAAGAAAAAGATAGAATGCGTAAGTTAACCCAGTCTTTTGGACAAAAGGGTGAAATCTTCAAAGAGAGTAGAGAAGAGACTAATGCTGAAAAATTACAAGAAGAATTCAAGAGATTATCAGCTCTTGCATCTGGACAAGAAACATCAGCACTTAAGGAGTCACAAGAGGGTGGTTTTATGGATGGAGCTGGTCAATCAGGGTCGTTTCATGGAACCAATCAAGTGAAGGGTGTAAACTCCATTGTAGACAACATTTATAGCAATCCAACCAAATACATGGGCGCTCAAGGTAATTCTGTTGCGCTGAGAGATAGTGAGGCACTGGAGCTTTCCATTAAGAGAACACTCAATAGTGGTGCCCCAGTTAATGATATAGCATTTTATGATGAAATAAACTGGAATCTTGCCAATCTTGGATTTCCGTCTAAGCTTCCTCAAGACATTAAGACCGCAATTTTGAAGTTGATTAAGTAATGACCTACGTATACGAAGACGAATTAGATGATTATTTGGCTATGGGGTATCCTATGGAGCAACTTCGTGTTTTACAGTATGGAGTAGAAAGACCTGAACAACCAGAGTTTTCTCAAGAAATTTGGGAACGAACAATGAGGCTTCAGGAAGTTAGGAAAATCGTAAGAGAGGTCTTATCCGAGGCTGTAACATTTGACAACAATAAAACCTTCATTCCACCGCCAAATGTAGCTCAGAGAGCTCAAGAAGCGCTAAATGTCGTATCATCAAATAATTTAACTCAATCTGGAACAGATATTGGCTCAGGATTATCAAAAGCTAAGGAGCTTGCTGCCAAGCAAACTCAAAATTTTGATATGATGAGAAAAATAAAATCATTTTTTGATAACCAGGAAGATGCTTATAGAGCTGAAAAATCTTCTGGAAAAACAATTAAAAATTCAGGCCTAATTCAGTCGTGGGAGCTTCGTGGCGGAGATTCTGGTAGAGACTGGGTGAATCAGCAACTTGCATCCTTGCATAAGGATAATCTCAACACCAAAAAGAATTTGAGAAAAGCTGGTGGCGCAGGAATTAATAAAGGTATGGGTATTTTTGATACCAATATCATGAAAACAAACAACCACAGAATTCATAGATAACTATTGTTTTTTATCTCATAAAGTTTTACCTTTGTAAAAACTAAAAAATAATTCGTTATGAGAAGATGGTATACCGTAAAGGTAAAGTACACAAAAAAAATCGAGAAAAATGGTGAAGAAGATTACAAGCAAGTAAATGAATCTTTTTTGCTACCCGCAGTATCATTCACAGATGCCGAGGCAAGAATCACTAAAGAAATTGCAAAAGAAGCTCAGGGAGAATTCCTTCCAAGTGCTATGTCGGTGACAGAGGTGGCTGATATTTTTAGAAGTGACGCTGGAGGACAGTGGTATCTTTGTAAAATAACTATCTCTGAAGAAGATGACAATGGAAAGACTTCTAAGACAAAACAAAATTACATGGTAGAGGCCTTGTCTGTACAGGAGGCAAACGCAAGTCTTGATGAAAGATTGAGCGATGCTATGTTTAGCTATGAGACAACAAATGTGGACCGCTCTCCTATTGTTGATGTGTTTTACGATGACCTTGATGTAGAATTATCAAGAACACGAGTTGAAGAGAACGAAAATTAATGGCAAGTAAGTTAGAAATATTGTCTCAAGTCATGCTTTCTTTGAAAGTTGACCAAAGCAATGCCATGCACAACATCAATACATTATTGAATAACTCTGGAGCAGAACTTGACTTGGTTGAAAAAGTTAAGTCTGAACTTGGAGTCCTATCATCTGTGCATGCAAAGATGCAGGAGTGTGAGTCATTCATGCTTCAAATTGCTCAAGCCACAATTAAGTCAGAGACTGAGGATGGCGTAGGCGCTGAAAAAGACCATAAAAACACTTAGAAAAATGATAGTATTGCTTAAAATAATATTGGGATTAATTGCTATTGCTGATGGATTTTCTATTTGGAGTGTTTTTAAAGATTTTCAAGCAACAAGAAAGCAGGAGGGATATGATGAATTATCCATATGGAGAAGGTTTAGGTTTAACCTGACTTCTTTCTTCATGATAGCTGCTATGATTTCTTTATTAGTGTTTCTTATTTATTTTATTATCATAAAAATATCGCTGGGATGACATGGTGGAAACACTCAAGATTAAGGTTTTATCTGCTTAATACACTTTGGAATTATAAGTTCTGGTTATTTGCAGAAAAAATTTTTAGAATACATACTTATGAGATTGAGGATAATAATCTTAGTCTTGATAATGTTGACATTACTGGTAAAATAATTTATAATAAGAAAAAGATTACTAAGCGCAGGTTTGTTGGGTACATGTATGATGGTAGGATGTATCTGGACAACCCTGGACTTAAGAATACGGTAGACATTGATACTTGGCAATCTTGGAAAAAAAAAGGTTTAATTAAATAATGTATGGAAGATTATTTTAAAGATTTTGAGTTCTTCGGTTTTATCTCCGAATATCAAATGGCAGTTACTATTGTAAATGAATACAACGATTCAGTCAATTATCCTGAGGAGTTTAGAAATAAACCATTCAAAGAGCTAATTGAACATTGGATTGACAATAATTCAAAGAACTATGGAATTTCTGCGAAGAAATCAGAAGTTTTTAAGTAAGGGTGTAGGACCAAATGTTATCCCTGGCGAGAGTGGCCGTACAACTCCGAGTCCGTCAAGAAGTGTGAGACGATAACAGCCTTTTTTTAAAAAAACAAAAGCCTGCTAATTTTTAGCAGGCTTTTCTATTATGAAACAGTTTTTTTGGCCTATTTATGATAAAACATCTATTAAATGGCCAATATAGAAAATAACTCAGAAAAGAACGACAAACAAAGTTCTCAATTTGCAGAAAATCAAAAGCTCAAGTCTGATGTGTATGATGCAATTGAAGAGCAGTTAATTAAGTCTACAGAAGCGGCCTTCAAGTCAGAGGGTATAAAAACTCGTGAACTTAAGGATGCAACAGGTCAGCAAGGCTGGAACAGAGGCGTTTACGGTGACGGCTCTACTTATGGAACTGGGGTTGCTAAGGGTCAGGACTCTATTTCAATAAATAGGGTTAAAGGGCCAAAGGCTACTAATGGATTCTTTGAGAAAAACCTAAGCTACGGTGGAAAGAGGATGGTTGCAGAGATTCATGTTGATATTGATGTTGAATCTAAAACAATGGATTTCACCTATCAAACAAGTGAACAAGCTGCGTTTAGAGGATACCAAGATAAAAAGAATGGTGCTTACATGATAAATGATAAGCAAACCTTTAAATTAGATGACTTATCAGAATTCAAAAAAAATCTTAAGAAAGTTCTTGATAAATTTGCAGATAAAGAAGCAGCATATTTTTTCAGTACCAAAATTGGTATTGAAGATAGAACTGAAAAAAGTATAAATTCAATGGTTGAAAGCAATATGAAAAAATTAAGTCTAACTGACATTATCAAAGGAAACTTTAGTGACACTCTTGATAAAATAATGGAATCAACAAAAAAGGTTGACCAAAATCACCCAGAGGTTAAGGATGCAAATTCTCCTGGAAATCTTTTGTTTGATGACAATGCAGAAGAAGATGAGACAGTTGATGAAGTTACAGCAAGTGCTGGTGGTGCTGGAGCTGGGGCTTATTTGACTCCTGGAGCTTTCAAGAAAGGTGGGGATTTTGATAAAGAAATGAAAGAAGATGTTCACGAAGCTCTTCAGAAGAGGTTTAATGAGACAGCTTATTCTAAGAAAGATAAGAAGCGTAGGCTCAATAGAGAAAATACAAGTGGCTGGACAACTGTTGAACTTGACTCTGATGGATATGCTCCTAAGGGTATGAGTAAAAATTATGCAATGGGACTTCATGGTGTTGACGTTAATTCAACAGAAGAAGACAAGCTTTCTAAGGGCTCTCCTAAGGGTAGGGGTGCGATGAATGAAACTTTCGACCCAAGCAAGAAGAAGTTTGTTTCACTTACGGAGAATGAAGAAAAAGGTGTAAACAAGAGGTATATCATCACTCATCAATTATCTAAAGAAGAAGAGGCTAAGAAATGGGCTAACCTATCTAATTTCCAGAAAAATTCAACTATTAGAATTGCTGAATCTTGTGGATGTCCAGTTGACGATGGTACTACTGAAAAAATGGTATCGAGAGAACA